TCAGCGGGCCGCATACCGGTCATGGGGAACGGCGTAATGCCAGGCGGTGTCACGCCAAAAACAGTGCTCGACCACCGTCGCAGGGTCAGTGACCAGTTCGTACGGCAGGGGGCGGGCCTGGTCGTCGAAGCGCATGAGGACCAGGCGCGAGGAGTCGAACAACCAAAAGTCGTGGCCGGGCAGCTGGGCGGCGGCCGTGTGCTGGCGAGGCAGGTAGCGGATGTCCTCGCCAGCAGCGATGTTGAGGTCGGTGCCCTCCATTTCGAAGCGCAGGTAGTCGCTGAGCGGCTCGGTGACCACGCGCACCCGCTCCACCCGTTTGCCCGCGGCGGTGGCAGCCCGCATCTTGTCGAGCCACGGCCGGCGGGCCTCGGCCTCGGCGCGCTTGTCCAGGTGCTCGCCGTTGAGGAACCGCTGAAAGTCGTCGGCCTCACCCGCGATGTTGTAGAAGTCGCGCACCTCCAGCCGGAACGCGGTGTGCTCGAACGTGACGAAGAGCCGCTGGAACTCGTCGCGGGTGAGGGGCACGCCTACTCCGGTTCGGCGAACTTCAGCAGCTCGCGAGGGACCTCGACGAACGTCTCGCCAGGGAGGACGTCGCGGAGCTGGTCGAGCGCTTCGGGGTCGGTGACCTGGTAGCCCTGGACGACGATCGTGCCGCGGTCGGTGGCGTACAGGGTGGGGCAGTCCCCGTCCTTCGAGGTGGTACCGAGAAAACGTAGTTTCATGCTCGGCCTCCTGTGAATATTCTCCGGACTTCTCGTCATGGTCAGCGTGGGCAGGCCATCCGTCAAGGACCGGCGGGTGTCGCCTGGCTGAGCGCTACCTGCGCACCTCCCCCTTGCCGCCGCAGCGCCGGCACGCCCCGTACGCCTGCGAGTTCCACCCGCTGAGCTTCCGGCCGGGTGAGCGACGGCATGCTGGGCAGCGTTTCATCGGGTGCCGGCGCCGGTCCCACATCAGATATGCGACGAGCAGTATGGCCAGGACGGCGAACAGTTCCACAGTGTTCCTTTCGGAGCCTCTCGGGCTCCCTGGATAGGTTGAGCAGGGAACACGCCAACGGGTCTACCGGCCCTACCGCCCAGGTGGGAGACGGTAGATGGCGGGTAGACCCTGTTACGGCGGTAGAGGCGAGGTAGAGGTGGGGTCAGACGCTGTCAAGGACCGATTCGAGGTCCTGCCGGCGGTAGCCGTTCCGGTTAATGCCGCTGATCTTCACGTCGCCCGGGGCGATGCCGTACGGCCGCAGCGCCTCAGCGATCCGGGAGGGGTTCCATCCGTCGCCCAGCCGCTCGGCCAGCTCGGCGGTGTGGAGCCGCTCGTCTTCTCCGAACGCGGCGAGGATTTTCATCACCGGGTCTTCGACCGGCTTGTCCTGCACCCGGTTGGGCAGCGTGCCGGCCGCGAGCCGAAGCGCATAAGCCGCATCGGCGACGGCCATCAGGTCGGGGCCCTGGTCGTCAAGGAAGTACGACCGGACCTTGACCGGGTCGGAGCCGTCGGCGTCGAGGATGCCGACGCCGCGGTGGGAGCGCGGGATCTCCGAGGCGTTGTACCCGGCGCCGGCCGCGCCCTGGCCTAGCACAGCGTTGGAGGCGGTGGTGTCGGGGCAGCGCATCGCCCAGCGCAGCGAGCACACACCCTTGAGCGGACCGGGGATCGCGTCGGTGGTCATCCGCTGCGAGGCCAACACGAGCAGAATCCCGGCGGCCGGGCCGCGGCTCGCGATGTCCACCGCGGCTTCGACGATCTCCTCCCCCCACGGCGACGTGACGTAATACCGGGTCTCATCCACCACGGTCAGCTCCACATCGACGCCGAAGCGGCGGCACAGCTCTGGTGTGAGCTTGGTGGATCCGCCCGCCTGGTCGAGCAGGTCGAAGACGCGTTCCATCTGCGCCTGCATCTTCTGGAGGTGCGCGAGCAGCCCGGCGGCGTTGCGCTTCTCGGCCGTGTGGGCGATCTTCCGCCACGGCCGGTGATCCCCGGCGCCCTTGCCGTCCCACAGGTGGATCTTCGGGGTGACCGCTAGCGCAGCCGCCCCGATGATGCCGTTCACCGCAGCCGACTTGCCCGCGCGCGGCTCCCCTGCCACCAGGAGGGACGCGTCGACCAGGCGCAGCGTTTCCGGCCGGCCGCGGCCGTTGACCCCGGCGGGGACACCAGCCCAGAAGTCGAGCGGTTCGGTGCGGCCGAGCAGGGGCGAGGGGTACACCTTCAGGAAGGGGTCGGACTTGGCGACGAACACCTCCAGGCGCCCCGCGTGCGCGGGGATCAGCTCGAAGACCACCTGTGTCTCGCCGACGCCGAGCGCCGAAGCGAAGTCGGGTTCCTTGCCGAGAGCCTTCCGCGCGCGCTGCCCGCCGGGCAGCTGCAAAACCGTCGCCCAGCCGCCCGGCTCGGTGACGATCGGCGCGGCAAGCCGCATCCCCTCGGCGCCACCGAGCTTGGCGGCGATGGCCGCTCGGGTGACGGTGTTCTCCGCGGGCGTCTTGCCGAACCCCGGAAGCTTCAGCGGCGTTGGGCGTTCGACGATCCGCCGGCGGACTTCAACGGTGGTGCCGAGCGACACCACGACGCCGAGCGACAGCACGGGAGCCGAGGTCGACCACATCGTCGAGGATGCCGTGGCCGTCAGGTACCCGGCGAACGCCCACCACGCGGTACGGCGCCGGCGCGTCCGTACCGCCTCGCGGAAGATGTGGTCCTCGGTGCCCGCGTAGTCGTCGGCGCGTACCCACCGCCAGAACAGGCGGGCCAGCAGCGCGACCCCGGACAGCGGAGCGGTGACGGTGCGGTAGGCGAACCGTCCGCCGCGGCGCAGGTACTTGCCCTGCCGTACCCGGTGGACGATCCGACGGACGGGTACGCGTACCCGCTTGGGTCGCCGCCAGAACTCCGGTGGGGTCTGGCGCCGGGGAAACATCTCGGTGGTGTCGTGCTCTTGGAGGGCTTGAGTCATGATTGGTGATCTCCTGTTGGTTCGGGAGGTCCGCCCCCGGGTACGGCTTGCAGGCAATGACCCGGGGGCGGGGTACAGGGGTTACTGGGTGGCGAGCCGGGACAGGTACGCCCTGACCTGCTGGGCTTTGTCCTGGCCGATGGCGAGCTCCGCCTTGAGCTGGCGGACCCCGGGCACCTTGCCGCCCGCGATCTCGTAGAAGAACCGATTCGCCGCCTGGTGGAGCAGAGCGCTGGACGTCTCGCCGGGTACGTACTCGACGGTCTCCGGCTCGGCCTCCAGCTCCGGCGCCGCGACGGGTACGACGGCCGGGATGTCGACGACCACGGGGGGCGTGGGGGCGGCGTCAGGGGGGAACGCGTCGCGCTCGGCAGCCCAGTCGTACACCTCTTGGCTAACCGGCACCCGGGGCGCCGCGGGCGGCTCAGGTACGTACCCGGACAACACCTCGACTGCTGCCGCCGGCTCGACGGTGACCGCATGGGAGTCGCGGGCGAGCAGATGCCCGAGCCCGGCCCCCATGCCCAGCACGAGCACCGGCAGACACGACACAGCCGTGACAATCTCCCACGGCGTCACCTTCAAGTCGAAGGTGACCAGGAGGTGGTAGGCGACCTGGCCGAGCATACCGAGCAGCAGCGCGCCGAAGGCGGACCATTTCGCGAACCCGCGGGTGCCGTCGCTGATCCGCGAGCTGTGCGACAGCCACGCCCCGAGCGCGTACGCCGCGTAGGTCTCCACGCCGATCGGCAGCGTGATCGCCGTGTTGATCGTGAAGTCGCTGATGCCGGGGAGCGGCTTGACGGGGCCGAAGCCGGTGAGCTCGCCGAGGCCGACCCAGCCGGACCAGGTGGCGACGCCGGCCGGGAGGGCGAGCAGCAGCAGGGGCCACCGGCGGGCCGGCCGCCCGGCCGCGGTGTTCACGCGTGCCCCTGGGCGCGCAGGGTGGCGGCCCGGGTGAGCGCCGCGGCGAAGTCGAACACGGTCGGCGTGCCCAGCGCGGTGATGATGTGGCCGAGCGCGGCCGCCGTCTCAACGGCCACATCCAGGTGCCGGGCCCGGCCCGGGACCTCGACGAGCACGCGGACGACCGCGGGGGCGTCGGCCTCCTGGCGCAGGGCGGCGGTGACGGTGGCGTCGGCGACCTGGAAGGAGTCCAGGCTCCCGGTGTGGGTGCCGGGGCTGCCCGGGTGGTTGCCCTGGCACCAGGGGACGGCGCAGGGGGCAAAGGGTACGGTCGGCATGGGTCTCTCTCCTGGTGAAGTCAGGGGATGGGGTCCAGGCCCCGGGGCGGCGGTAGGGTCGCCGGCCCGGGGCCGTCGCGTGTTAGGGGGTGCGTCCCTTACGGACGAGCTCGAGCAGGTGGTTGGCAAACACCTCCGTCTCGTCGAGGGTCATGTCGACCTCACCCGCCTCGTTCTGGCTGCTGCGGGAGCTGAGCGAGACGACCACGGGGCTGCCCGGGTGCTGGAACAACTCGGGCCACAGCTCGCCGCCCGCGGCCAAATGCATCGTGTGAGGGTCGCCCTGGTGGTCGACGTCGATCGCGTCGTGCTTGGTGGTGCACCACGTGAAGGTGCATCGCGTGTTCTCGGTCATCGACTCTCCTTGTAGATCAGCGGGGTGGGGGCGCGCCCCTCCGGGAGGGACGCGCCGGGCAGGTCAGAGGGTGGCGAGGGCGGTGAGGATCGCGGCGTCCCGGTCGGCCCAGGTGATCTCGTCGCCGGGCAGCTCGTACGCGAGCACCCGCTCGGGGGTGGCGTCGATCCACCGGCTGTCGGTGGCGGCGAGCGCCAGGTCGGCGTAGGTGACCAGGTAGCCGCCGTGGTCCCGCTCGCCGACCGTCACACCCTGGAAGGTGTACTCGGCGCCGTCCTCGTCGCGGACGACCGTGACACCCAGGATGGTGAGCTCGGTGTCGGTCATCCGGGCGGTGGTGGCGGTGGCGTTCATCTTGGCTGCTCCCTGTGTCGGTTCCCCTTGGCGATGACTCAAGTATGTAGGCCAACGAGTTGGCCTGTCAATAGGCCAACAGGTAGTTCTGAAAATTGTCTGTTCGGCCTACCCATAGGCCTGCAACCTGTGTCAACATGAGCCCATGGCCCGCAGTGACTACACGCCTCCCGACGACGCAGCCGCGCTCTTCGCCCGCTACAAGCGCTACCTCGACGGCGAGCGCGCCCTCAGAGAGCCGGTGAAGGAGATGGCGGCCCGCGAGCTCAAGGCCGGCCGGGCGACCGTGGGCCAGCTGGCCAAGCTGACGGGAATGACCGACGAAGTGTTCCGCCGCATCGCGCGCGCCGAGGGAGTCGAGCGACTCCGGGAACCCACCGTCGGCAAGGAAGCAACCCAGGCCCGGCCAACCGAGGAGCCACCTCCCGCCGGCTGACAGATAACCCAATCCGCGGATAACGATCAGTGCCCAATGCGACACTTTCCGCTTATGACCGACATGTGGTACCAGCGAGACTTACCGGTCCTTCAGGCCATCGTGCAGCTGAAGGACGAGAACCCCGGCCAGCCCATCCCCCGTAAGCAGGTCGAGGGCGCCACCGGTTTCGACGCCGACACCGTCCGCCGTGCCGTCCACTCCCTGGCGGATGAGCCCTACATCGAAACGGATGGCTCCCTGGCCGACTTCCACGAGTACATCAAGCGGGCCAACGGCAACGGGAAGCGGGCGGCCGAGTTCTGGCCGACCCCCGACAGCTTCACAACCACCGTCCGCGACGCCATCCTCCAGGCGGCCGAGCAGGAGTCCGACCCGGAGAAGCGAACCAAGCTGAAGGCCCTCGGCGCCTGGCTGGCCGAAGGCGGCCGGGACGTCGTCACGGGCGTCATCAGCGCAGCCATCGGCGGGGCCATCGGCGCAGGCTGAACACGCGGTCAACGATTTGCGGCAGTCGCGCGTCTACCTATCGCACCCCCGGGACCCCAGGAGGAATTCACGTGAGCGATGAGCTCCGCCCCGACATCGCGGCGGCCATGGCCCGTATGCAGACCAAGCTCGGGGCCAAGCGGGAGATCCGCCGGCTGATCGAGTACCTGTGGGAGAGCGAGCGCGTCGATTTCCTGGCTTCCGGGCAGTACGGTCCGGGCACCGGCCTGGTGGCGCTGACCGACCGGCGGATGCTGTTCGTCAAGGACGGCGTGATGTCGAAGAGCACCGAGGATTTCCCGCTGGAGAAGATCTCGTCCGTGCAGTGGTCCTCCGGCATGCTGCTCGGAACGATGATCGTGTTCGCGTCCGGCAACAAGGCCGAGATCAAGAGCATGGACAAGAAGGACGGCAAGCAGCTGGCCGACGCGCTGCGGGATCGGATCTCACCCGGACATGCCCCTGCCCAACCCGCCGCGGCACCGGAACCTGCTCCGGCCGGCGGCGGCGACGTCTATGCGCAGCTGGCGAAGCTCGGTGAGCTCCGGGACGCCGGGATCCTCACACCGCAGGAGTTCGACGCCAAGAAGGGCGAGCTGCTCGGCCGGATTTGAGAACGCGAAAAGACGCCCCTGTCCCCTCCGGTGAAGGAGGAGACGGGGGCGTCTCGATGTCGTGCGCTGGGTGCGACCGCCTTCGGGTTACAGGCGACGCTCGCCGATCGGCTGGACGCTGCCCGGCTGGACGTAGACGGGCTGCTTGGCCGTCGCGCCGAGGGCCAGGAAGATACGGCCGAGCAGCGGCTTGAACTGCTCGGCGTAGCGGAACACCCAGTAGTACGCGCCCGACACGAGCACGGTGACGATCTCGGTGACGCTGCCCTCGGGGAGCTGGACGCCGAGCTTGAGGGCGTTGGTGACCAGGATGCCGACGATGAGCGGCACGACGGTGCGGATGACGGACGCGTACATAGGGGACTCCTTCAGGGGATGACAGATGTGTCACAGGTAGGACTGCCGGTCTGAACTGGGGAAACAGCGGTTCAGGCGCTGCGGCCGTGACGGATGACAGGTTTTCCCGCGTTCCCTCTCACGTACGTGTGCGCGCGTACGCGGGGCTGATAACAGGCATGAAACTGTCATCCGTCACAGATCAGGGGGTGGTGAAGGTGATTTCCGCAGGTCAACCCCACTGCGGGCCCGATGACAGATGTGTCACCGGGTTCTCGGACGGCTACTCGGTGGGGGCGCCGCCGGCGTCCAGGTGGACGGTGATACCCGCGATCTCCTCGCGGATCCTGGCCACCAGGGCGTCAGCGTCGATCGTGGTATCCCGGGCGGCGAGCGCGTCTACCAGGGTGTTGATCGTGGCGTTCTGGGCGTCGAGCCGGGCGAGGATCTCCCGGTCGCGGGCGTATCCGTCCTTGCCGTACGCCCAGATCTGCCTGAGCGCGGTCTTCGGGTCCAGCTTGGTGCCGACGTCCAGGAGGCCCTCGCGGGCAGCCCACACGTCCTTGGTGACGGTGCCGGTCAGCCGCTCGTAGACGGCGTCCGCCACTTCCTTCGCACTGGGCATGTCGTCCTCCTCCTCGTAGTCGGGGTTCCAAAATCCGGCGATGACGTCCGCCGAGCGCACACGGCGCTTGCAGGCGTTGCCGGTGTTGGCCTCGATGGTCTGCACCCGGCCGTCGCTCAGGACGTGCTCGATGATCCCAATGTGGTCGATCGCGGCCCTGTTGTCGGTGCCGTCCCAGTCGAAGAGGATCAGCCCGGCCGGGCAGGCGTACTTCTTGATGTTGGCCACTGTGCCGGCATGCCACCGGCCGAGGCGGTGCCCGTCCTCGGCGTGCGCCACGGTGTAGGCCCGGTCCCCGAAGGGCAGCACCGCGGCCTCGTTGCCGCTATGCCGGGCCCAGTACGTCACCGACATGTCGCACCACGCAGCGTCCAGGAACTCGTTGCCGTGTCTCTTGGCGTACTCGCGGGTGATGTAGTTCGGCCGGCCCGTCAATCCGAGGGACTTGCGCGCCACGGCCAGCATCTCGGGCGCGCTCACTGCGACCTCACACCTCTGTAGATGCCATCGTCGTCTGGCGGGCCGTACAGCTCGCGCAGGACGTCCTCTTCGTCGTCCTCGGTGGCCTCCCAGTCGCGTCGGTCGACGCCGCGAGCGACGAGCTCGGCCTCCGACTCTTCAGGAGATGCAGGGTCGGTCATCGGCTGTCGCCTTCCTTTCCTTGCTTTCGTTCGGCGATGACGGCTTTGACGAGAATGAGGAGTCGCCAGGCCAGGACCCATGGCAGCAGCGTGAACGCGGCCAGGCGGATCAGCTGGAAGACGACGGAATCACCCAGGACAAGCCGGATCACAGCCAGGTCGAGCGGGACGGCGAGGGCAGCCATGAAGGAGAAGATGTGCCGGCCGGTCGCCGACCGCCACCAGCGGTGGAAGACGCCGTAGACGACGGGGCAGGCAGTGGCCAGGATCGCAGTGATGACGATGAGGACGCTACCGGCGAGTTGGATCACCACCGCCTCCCTTCACGGCCTGTTCGAACATCTCCAGGAAGTGGTTGTCGGCGCGGTGCCGCCTGTGGGTCTCGCCCAGGCGGTTGATCTCCGGCCAGCGTCCGCACACCTCGGCAAGCCCTTGCTCGCTGGTTTCGCGTGCCTTGCGGGCCTCGGCGAGATCCTCGGGTGCGTCCTGCGGTTCGGGAGGAGGCGGGGTGAAGGCTCGTCTAGGGCGCCACCGGATCACGCGACCCCTCCTCCCGCTCCCCGGTCCCCGCTTGGCGCATAGCCCGGATCGCCTGGTCGGTGGTGCGCGCGTACTCCATGAGCTCGAGTAACTGCTGATCTTGCTGGCGGCGGGCGGCCATTTCGGCCTGCCAGGCGGCTTTGTATTCCTCGACCTGGGCGACCTTGTCAGCGATGCGCTCGTCTTTGTCATTCAGCCGCTCACGCAGCACCGACAGCCACTGGTTGACCGTCGGCCTCGGCACCCAGACGCCCCTGAAGACGAGTAAGACCGCGAGACCCAGGATCGTTCCGACGCCGGCGCCTGGAAGCCACGGGATCGTACTCAGGTCCACGGGCGCCTCCTTACGGTTGGTGCTACGGATCGCTTCGCAGATCGGCCAGGCGGAGGCCGACAGAGGCGAGTTGGGCGGCGAGCTCGCGCGCCTGCGCTGCGACCGCGTGCGCGCCGGCGCGTTGCTCCCGGGCGGCTTCCCGGTCCACCGGCCTCGGCTGGTCGGGCTCGTCGAGCTCGGTGAAGACGGGGCCGCTCATCCGCCGCTCGCCGCGATGCGGGCCCGCGCGGCCGCCACCGCGGGCGGCTCAACAGGCGTCTGTGGCTGCGGGATCACTCGGCCGAACCCGAACGTCCGGGGGCCCATGACGGCGGTGGAGCGGCTCACCGAGCGTTCGCGGCGGGCCTGCATCCAGTCATTGCGGGCCCGGCGGGCGGCGATGCGTGCCGGATCGAGCCGGACTGCGCTCAGCAGCGCGTCGAGGGGGTGCCCGGGCGCCTGCACGCCGAGGTCATGCTGGAAGTCCTGCGGCACCTGATCGCCCGCGTCGAGGATCATGGCGGCGCGCCAGTCCAGGGCGCCCTGCCGGTCCTCGCGGCTCGCCGGGTCCACCGTGGCCCGGTGCGCCCGAACGGCGCCGACCAGGGCGTGGGTGACCTCCAGGCGCTCGGCGTCCGGCATGCCCGGCAGCAGGGCGGGAACGTCCGCGGTGGCCTCCAGGACGGCCACCTTGGCGGGGTCGTCGTAGGCGAGCGGGTCGCTCGGGTCGGGGATGAATGGGGTGTGCAAGATGGTGGACACGATGCCCTCGACGTCGTCGGGGTCGTGTCCGCAGCGGACGACCGTGTCTTCCAGAAGGGCGTGCGGGATGATGTCCATCCGCCGGCCGCGGTCGGGATTCCAGGTGTGCACGCCCCACATCGGCTCGATGGACCCGTTCGGGTCCATCTGCGGGCTGGTCAGGTCCGGGGGTCTCACCGTGTAGTGGAAGCTGGCCTCGCTGTCGTATATCTCGATCTGCTGCACGCATGCCTCCTGGCTAGTGGCGGAACGACCAGAAATAGCCCGCCTTGCCGGTGAGCGGTCCGCTTGATCCGCCGGACGGCGACCAGTCGTGGTCGTAGGAGGATTGTGTGGACGCGGTCAGGCAGTGATCGAAGTTGGGGTTGGCCGCGCCGTCGCGCAAGCTGGCGACCGGCCCCATGTTGGAGTCCATGGTCGTCGGATAGTGGACGGTGGCCCCGACGAAGCCGGAGGCCAGGGTCCATGAGCCGGACAGGATTCCGGCGTCGCCGGGCAAGGATCCGAAGTCATCCCATTGCCCGTGATGACGCGAGATCGAGGAGGCGGAGAAGTCGAAGTAGTTGTCGGTCGACCCGTTCAGGTAGCCGAACCGCGCCCTCGACAGCCCCCAGTCGGCGTATCCGCCGTTATCCCCAGAACCGTCGGAGTCGTGGATCTGCATTCGCACCGAGCCGGAGCCGAGCTCGAGCTCGGCCGACGCCGTGCCGCCAGCGTTCTCCCCGCTCGTGATCTGCAGGACCGCCTCGCCGGCGTTGATGTTGTCCCTTGACCTGATCCGCGAGTAGTTGGTGCCGGAGTCCGCGGGGACCAGCCAGATCTCCGGGTCGGTCGCGTCGTCGGGGTTGATGATGATGCGGTGCCCGGTCGCCGAGGACACGAGCAGCTGCGCGGCCACCAGCTTGGCGAACTTGATGCGCGCCCGGGCGGCAGTCATGGCGGCAACGACGGTGGAGCGCAGCCGGTTGTACTCCTGCGCCCACTGGTCGGTGAGGACGGGCTGTCCGGTCATGCCGCTCGCGCCCCCTCTTCCAGGATCAGGTGGGCGATGTCCTGGCCTTGGCCGCGGCCGTTCGGTTCGACTTCGATGCCGACCAGGCGGGAGCGTTGCTGGAACGTCGGCCGGCCCTGGTCGTCGAGGGGATACAACTGGTCGGTGATCGACATGTTGACGTACTTGCCGAGGTGGCGGCGGGGGTGAAGCGGGAAGGTGTCGTCGAAGCGGACGGTCAGGTCCAGGACGCGGGACACACCCGAGCGGGTGTCGCGCCACCACCGCGCATAGGAGTCGAGCGTGGTGACGTCGATGACGGACTGGTAGTCGACGGTCTGGTCGAGGTAGGCCCAGCCGCCGCCGGTCAAGGTGGTGTCGGTGACCACGCTGCCCAGCAGCGGCTCGGAGCTGTTGGTGATGTCGTCGTTGATGGTGTCCCCGCGGCCGCGGAAACGGTTCGCGGTGCCGATCGCCGAGGACAGGTATTTGTAGGACAGGATGTTGCCTGGCCTGGACACGTACAGCTCGCGCGTCAGATCCGGGGCCGGGTCGGCCAGGTTGGGGTAGCCGGTCACGAAGTCGTGGACGCGGTGCCCGAGGAACTCATCCACGTAGGACTGGACGACCCACTCGAAGCCGCCGTCGACGGAGGCGAGCTGAGCGAGGGTTTCGCCGTACCACAGGGCCGAGCTCGCCGGGTATTCGCGGTCGCGGAGCACCCCGGACAGAGCGCCGGAGGTGCCGATCCCGATGTCCCCGCCGAGCTCGAACTGCATATCCGCGACCAGCGAATGCGCGATGTCGATCTGGTCTTCCTGCGCGTAGGCCAGATCGTCCCAGATCTGCCGGTGCCACATGTACGACGCCAGCTGCGCGCCGCTGATGTCGATGTACCCGTTGTCGAGGTTCTCGTCGCCGCTGTTGGTGTTCTCCCAGACGACGTACGAGTCCCACAGGTTCTCGAAGGTGGGCCCCTGGAAGATGTGGCACTTCACCCGCCCGGCCCCGGCAGGGGGCGGCCACAGGTCTTCGCGGGGGAACACCTGGCGGACCCGGGCGGTCATCTCCGGATTGGTGGTGGTGATCTTCGCGGTGAACGCGCCGGGGACGATGATCTGTGACGCCCATTTCGGCGGGCCGTCGAGGGGCAGCGTGGTGATGGGAACGTCGGTGAGCAGATCACAGAACAAGGCGACCCAGGTGCTGGGCATGCTCACCGCCTCTCACTGGGTGGCGTCCCGCCACAGCACGTTGATCACCGGCACGCTGCCCCCGGTCGCCGAGTAGGTGACCTGGGATGTCCCGGGCAGGAACTCGAACAGATGCGGCGGCACTGAGGTGGAATTGGCCAGTGCGGCCAGAACGTTAACCTCGCCCATCCACAGCGCGGATCCGGCGCGGCAGTCGACGTCGATGTACTCGCCGGCCGCCAGGTTGATGCCGAACCGCATGGTGCGCCCGGTGTCGACCACGCGCAACGTGGGGTTCACCGCGGGCCCCGGGATCCTGAACGAGGGTCTGGTCTCGGTGTTGCCGGTGTTGAGCACGCTGATCGTGCCGCCGTTGGCCAGGTCGGCGGTGCGGATTGTGATCCCGTAGATGCGCGGGTCGGCGCACAGGAACTGCAGGGCAACGGGTGCGTATCCGAGCCTGTAGCCCTTGCCCATGCTGATGATCCGCCCGCCCGGCGCGATCTTGCCGTACACCAGGTAGGTGGTGGACAGCACGCGCACGGCGATCGGCAGGTCCTCGGCGCCACGCGGGTACGGAGTAGCGTTCACCAGGGCGTTACGCGCGGCCTCGAACTGCTCCGGCGGGCAGTCGATGAACCCTGTCCAGGTGAGCACGCGGTCCCGGGCCAGGGTGCGACCGGGTCGGGACCCGTGGTCGGCAGGCTCCGCGGAGTTGCCACTGTCCGCGTTCGGCAGGTCGTCGAACCCGGCGAGCCCGATCATCCGGTAAGGGGTGCCCGAACCGATGACGAACCCGTCGTACTCCAGCTGTCCGGGGCGGGTGATGTTCGCACCGGGCAGGATCGGCGTGGAGATGACGGGCGGCGGTACGGCGACCACCACGGCGAGCGGTGCCGGCGCGACGTTGACGTGCTCGGGAAGCTGGATGTGCGGCAGGGGCACTGTGGCGACGGCTGCCACCGCGTCCGGGGTGGCCGTGGTGCCGGCCAGCACGGTGGGGGTCAGGACGCTGGCAACCGCGGCGATCGTGTCGACGGCGATGGTGATGTTGCCGCCGGTCGCGATGACTGGCGACGGAACGGTGGTGGTCGCGGCGACGGCACCCGGGGTGGCGGTGGCTCCGCCGGACACTCCAGGGTCGGGCACCGCGGCGACGGCGGCCACCGGGGACGGGGTGACGGTGGAGCCCGTCGACAGCGTGGGGGCGGGTACGGCGGCGGCCGCGGCGACGTCGGAGGGTGTGGCGGTGGCAGGGACTGCGGCGAGGGGGAGGATCTCGACGGCGATCCAATACCAGTTGCCGGTGCTCGTGCCGCCCGCGTCCAAGTTGAAGGTGACGGCGGTGCCGGCCGGGGTGGTGTTGGCGGCCTTGGCCACCGACATGCCCGACGAGAACAGGTTGTAGCCGGCCTCGTCGTCGGTGCTGGTCGGGAGGCCGCGGGCGGACTGGTCGAACGCGCCGCAGATGCCTCGCGATCCTGCGACCGTTGAGGTGTATCCGGTGACGTTGGGTGCGTTGGCGGTGCTGGTGCCGCTACCCGTCGCGCCCACGGGGTTACTCAGGTCGCCGCCGGTGATGACGTACACCTTGAGGGCGAGTTCACCGGTGGTGGCGCCGGATGCCGTAACCGTCATCCCGGTGCGCCCAGTTACCAGGGGCGCGGTGAAGATCTCGATGTTGCCGCTGTCGGTGTCCTCCTTGCGGGAGGTCCACGTCAGTGCTGTGCCGTTGGTGCTGATCGTCGTGCCGGTGCTGCGGATGACGACCGCGACCAGCACGCTGTTGTCGGGCGGGTTGAATGCCGACGTGGTGAGCGAGTTGGACAATCCTGCTTGCAGCGATGGGGAGGACGCGTCAATCGCAACCGTCACGTCCGCCCCCGATCGTCAGCATGCAGGCATGAAAAAACCGCCCGGAGGCGGCGGCACGGCAAGGGCTGTTACGGCGTGATGTCGATGGTCACAATGCCCGAGGCGTGCCACTGGATGCGGAACAGGCCGGCCACGGTGGAGTAGTCGGCGCCGAACGCGATCGCCGCGATGAGCTCGTCGGTCAGGGCGTCGGCGTAGGCCACCGCGCCCCGGGCGGCCGAGATCGTCGAGGCGGCCCAGTCAACATCATCGCCATCCCACTTCAAGGTGCCCGACGGGGAGTCGGTCAGCGTGGTGCCGGTGAGCAGCGCTCCGCCGGCGATGTAGGCGGTGCCGGACACCTCGTTAGCGTTGAACGGCGCGCTGCCGTACGCGGTGTTGGTGGAAAAGTTCGGGCTGGTGATGCTGTTGGTGAACATGGCCACCTTGTGGGTGTCCAGGTCCAGGTTGAGCGCCAGCTGGGAGGCGTCGAGGGCGTCCATCCACGTGGGGATGAACAGCCCGGAGTTGGCAAATGCCATGTCAGCTGGCCTTTCCGCGTGCGGCCACCTGGCCGGGGGTGATGGTCACGCCGCCCGGCTCGACGGTGAGCGGCCGGTCGGTACGCTGCCGCTCGCGGGCGTCCGACAGGGCCTGTGCGGCCTCGCGGTACGCCTTCTTGTTCTTCGGGGTCTGGTCGGCGTGGTAGGCCGTCTTCGCCTTGGTCATGGCCTCGCCGAGGGCCGCCACCTCCTCCAGGGCGTCGGCCTGCGCGCGCAGCTGCGCGGCCTGCTCTGCTGCTGTGCTCATGGCTGCCGTTCCTCCGTTGCCTTCATGCTGATGTTGAGCTTGGGTGCGCGGATCACCACGTCCTGGCCGGTGCTGACGCCCATCTCGGCGCTGCGCTCCCGGGTTCGGTTGCCGAGCTCGTCCTGCCGGGTCTGGTAGCGCTCACCGCTGTTCAGGCGGCCTTCGTCGATGACGCGCTCGGTGCGGGACAGGCCGCCGAAGTTGGCCCGGATGCCTTTGTTCTTCAGGTAGTCGCCGTACGGCCCGTCGCGCTGCGGGTCGTAGGTGGATCCGGGCATGCCGAACTCCTTCGAGGTGGTGGGGGGTGGTCAGAAGCCGGCGGCGTGGGCTTGCATCCACATCAGGCTCGACACCTGGCCTGCTGAGACGTTCGCCGCGTGGAAATGCTGGACGACATTGAAGGCGCTGGGCTGGACGTAGCCGGCGTTGTCCTTCTTCGGGGGGTTGCGGTCCACCGTGGCGTCGTTGGGGTCCCTGCGCGGCTTGGTGGGGCCCCGGTCGAAGGTCACGTCGTTAGGGTCGCTACGTGCCTGCGGCTTAGCCGTCGGCCTCGGCTTGGCTTTCGATTTAGGAGTTGGGGCGGGAGCGGGGGCGGGTGTCGGAGTGATCGCCTGAACGTCGAGGCCAAACTTTGCGCCACCCAGAAGCCGAGCGATTTCGCCCTGCGCAGCGGGCACCGAGTATGGGCCGGACATGACGGCGCCCTTGACCACCTGCGCGGCTTGTTTCGCGATTTTCAAGGTGGCGGTCAGGACCTGCATTCCGCCCGAGTGGATCCCATCGGCCATTCCAGCCATCATCTGCTGGCCGATCGTCATGAACACGCGGGACGGGCTCGCGATGCCGAGCAATTTCTTAGCCCCGTCGATGGCGCTGTTGATGACGCCCTTCACCGAGTCGATCAGTTTGGTGGCCATCTGCTTGACGCCATTGATCAAGCCGTTGATCAGGTCCTTTCCGGCTGAGAGCAGCAAGTTGCCCAATTTTCCGAGCCCGGCAAGGATTTTGCCTGGTAGTCCTTTGACCAGGGTGATGGCATTGGAAATGCCGGTCGACACTGCGGTTTTGATGTTGGTCCAGGCGGTGGAAATGTAGCCAGTCACCGTATCCCAAATGATCTTGGTTCCGGTTTTTATTACATTCCAGGCACCATCAATTACGGATTTCACCTTGTCGACTGCGCTCTGAAAAATCGTCTTCACTCCGGACCAGAGGCCGGAAAAGAAATTCTTTATCGCATTCCAGATGGTGGCATTTGTTTGTTGAATTGCCGCCCAAACTCGGGCTATTAGATTACGTACCCAGTCGACGTGTGTCTGAAAAATTGCTTTCAAGTTCGACCAGAAAGCCGAAAACCAGGCGACTATGCCGTTCCAAATTGAGACCGTGGTGTCCTTGATCCACTGCCAGGCGGCGGCAATCGCGTTCTTGATCGTGTCCCAATTGGCGATGATCAAGGCCACCAAGGCGACGACGGCGGTGATGATCCAGCCGATGGGGCCCATGGCCAGCACCCAGGCCGCGGCGACCCTGGCCGCCTGCAGCAAGGACTGCACGCCCATCAGCACCCAACCGGCGACCACTCGGCCGGCGGTGAGCGCCATCTGCGCGATCATCTGGGCGGCCGAGACAGCGAAGCGCGCCGCGGCTGTGGCAGCTGAGAGAGCGATCCGTCCCATGGCTGCCGCCACGTTGACCGAGGCGGTGAGGGCAGTCGTGCCGAGCGAAAGCAGGACGCTGCCAGCGGTTCGCACACCATTGATCGCGGCTGGGATCTTTCCGATCCCGGTGCCCAGCAGCCGGATCGCGCTGATCGCCGGGCCGAGTTTCCCGGCGAGGGTCCCGGTGAGCACGCTGAACGCGAGAAGCTTGGCGACCACGTCCTGGGCGGGCGCGGGCAGCGAGGTCAGCAGCTTGGCGATGGCGCCGAGCGGGCCCACCAGAACCGGCAACGCCCCACCGAGGGCTTTCCCCGCCTGCGCGAGCAGGGAGAAAACGGCCGCGATCTGCTGCTGCCCCTTCGCCGACTGCGACCAGGCGGCGAACGACCCCGTGAGCTTCTCGATCGTGCCGAGCAGGTCACCCGACCCCTGGCCCGCGTTCTTGAAGATGCCGACCAGGCCGGTGCCGATGTTGCCGGCGATCCGGCCGAGCGTGGCAAGGGTGTCCCCAGCGCGCTGCACGATGCCCGACATCTGGGAGGCGCCGTCCCGGCTCTGGAGGAACGCCGCCGCGGCCTTGGCGCCTTCAACCGCCCACGCGGCCATGCGCTGCAACAGCGGCTGACCCAGATTGACCAGCTTGAGCAGGATGATGACCAGCGGGCCCACGGCACCCCGCAGGGTGTTGATCACCCCGGCGACGCCCTTCAGCGCGTAACCGAACTCGCCACGGAACGTCTCCGTCGACGCGACCCGCAGGGCCTCCCGGGCGAGGCCGTTGAGCGCGCCCGAGATGGCCACCAGGCCACTGCGGGCGGTGGGCAGCACGCTGGACGCAGCGGTCTTCAGCGGGCCGACCAGGTTGTCGAACAGACGCCCTTGTACGGCCTTCTGGATCGGGTCGAACCCGTGGGTCTTCAGGGTGCCGAGTTCTTTAACGAAATTCCGGGCGCTGGGCGCGAGCTCCTTGAGCGCGGCGTCCAATTTCTTGGTGTCGCCGCTGGCCAGCGCGGACATGGCGTCGCTCACGCCAATCAGGCCGAGCTTGAGCACCAGCGCGGAGCCCTTGACGGCCACCATCGCGGCGGGCATCGCGAGCATCGCCCCGGCCGCGGGGGCGACCGCTGCGCCGAGTTGGAGGGCCTGCCCGGCCAGGATCGCCAACCCGGCGCCCTTGCCGATGCCGCTGCTCGCCGACCCGACCCGTTCCAAGCCACGCTCAGCCGCATCCAGGGCCTTGTGGAATCCCTTGTCCTCGACGGTCAGGAAGGCGACGAGCTCGCCGATCTTCAAACCCACGGGAGTCACCTCCCGGGAGCGTCAGATCACAGGTTGCCGATGAACTGCTGGGCCTCTTCGCCGGTCACTTCCCGCGGCTCGTTCTCCACCAGGTGCCGGAAGATCGCATCCGGGGACAGATGGTTGAGCAGTACGCGCAGCGATCGAGGGGTGAGGCCGGCTATCTCTTGCGGCGTGAGGTGGTACTCCCGCCGGAAGTCCGCCTCGACCGCGCCCCAGTGCCGCCGGACTTGGTCTGAGACGCGGGAGGCGCCAAGGATTTTCCCCCCGTTCGAACCGCCTCGTACGCCTCGCGGAAGCTGACGTCCCGGCCTTGCCCTTGGGCGACGCCCCAAGCGAGCACGGTTTGAAACTCCGGGCCGGTCATGCCGTTCTCTGTCCAGGCGTCCAGGATGTCCTCACCGAACAGCACGCTGACCAGGTATTGGATGTCCTCGTCACGCTGAGACTCGACGAGTTGCTCGAGTTCCCGGGTGAACTTGAGCGGCAAATCGGCCGGCACGTCGACCTCGACGCCGCGGATGTTCTCAGTGCGCCGGGTGGGGACGACTTCAGCCCAGAAGTCATCCCAGGACTGGTACTCCTCCGGCTCGTCGCCGGGCACGTTCTCCTCGGGGATCTGCGCCATCAGGACACCGCCGTGGTGATGGTGGGGCCGCTCTTGGTGATGGTGGCACCCCACGAGGACTTGTCGTTGTTCTTGCCGCCGGTGTCGTCGAGGGAGACGGTGCAGTTCCAGACGCGCCACACGGTGTCCATGGGGTGGCGAAAGCGGATCTGGCCGAGACTGAGGTAGCCGACGGCGGTCTCCGAGGCGAGGGCTTCCACGCGGGCCCGGCCGGGCGGAAGCACGCCGCTCAAGTCGTCTTTGAGCTCCAGGCCTTCGAGGTCCATGGAGGCGCCTCGCTGCATGATCTCCTGCTCGTAGACACCGAGGGAGTCGAAGTCGGTGGTTTCCGCCACCTCTTCGTTCTCGCCCGGCTTGGGCACGACTCCAGCCAGGTGCTCGATGGCGAGCCACGTGGGGGACCCGGCGCCATCGGAGACCTGGACGATGATGTCGCGCGCGTTGATTCGGCGCTGCGTCATGGTTATGCACCCCTGTTCGCGGTGGTTCGCTGCAGCTCGCAGCGCAGATTGACGGTGTATTCGTGGCGGCCGTTGATGTCGCGTCCGATGTAGACCGGGCCGCCTCCGCCTGCGACGGCCAGCTGCAGCCAGGTGCCGCCAGGCAGGGCTCGCATGCCGAGTCCGTGCAGGGCGTCGTACACGTCCTGCGCCTTACGCTCAGCGGCGCGCGCGTCAGCCGCCGACCCGCGGACCCGGCACTGGATGTTGATCTCGTCCCACGGGTCCGCCGAGTCGGCTTCACCTGCGCCGTACCGGGCGACGGCGATGGCGTCGTCGGGGGCCTCGGGGAGCGTGGCCAGGAATACCGTGCCGCCGGCTGTCCCGTCCGCGTGATAGGTGCCCAGGTCGAGATCGTCTAGGAGCTGGGCGAACTCCTCCAGGATCGTCACTGGAGGGCCCGGCGTAGCTCAGCGGCAATGATGCCGAGGATGACGTCCTGCTCGGAGTAGTACGGGTTCTCCAGGTACTTCGCGTTGCGCCCTGGGTCGTGCCTCCAGGTCATCTCTTCGTGCTGTCGAACGGCGTAGGGCGTGTCGAAGGAGACCGCAGCCTTCAGGGCGCCTCTGTCCACCGAAGGAGTGCCTGAGCGTTCCAAGGTGGCCTCTTCGAGGGGGACCTGCTTGCGGGACTCGCCGAGGAGGTGTTCGGTGCCGAGCTCTAGCCCGCGCACCGCGCCGGCCTTTTCCTTAGCAGTGACGACCTTGCCGCGCCACTTCAGGTCATAGCTCTTCTGCGTCACGTCAGAGCCACCTCCACGTGATCAGGGGTAGGCAGGCCGCCGCCGTCGCGGTCGGAGACCTTCAGGGCTGTGCTGACGCGCCCGGAGGGCAGGGTGACCTTCGACCCTTCCGGGCAATCGATGCCAGGCCGTGCGTAGAACGTGGCCTCCGAGACGATCTCACTTCCGTCCTTGCCGCGGATCTTGCGGCGAGCCTCCTCCAGGAAGCAGCGGACCTCCACGGGTGGCCCGTAGGTGTCGCCGAACGGGCCGGTCCCGGCAAACGGTTCGACGATGACCTTGTGCCGCAGGAGGAAGCCGGGGAGTTTCACAGCACGGTCACCGCCCCGAGCAGCAGGTTCGGGCATCCCTGCAAAATCTGAATGGCACGGCTACCGAGGACCTCGGCGGCCGGCGCACCGAATGCCTGCTTACGGGACAGGGCCGCCGAGCCGATGCTGACCGAGTCGTACGACGCCGCGGCGCCGAGCGGGTCACCGGTCTCCTCCCACCACTCAACGACGGCGCAGCACGCATCACGGAACGCTTCGATGACCATGGGGTCGGTCGGCTCGCCGTCGTCGTCGACGTCGTAGAGGGCGCCCTTCAGCGCGAAGTCGAGTTCGAGCGTGGCGTCGCGCAGCTGCTTGTCGGAGTCCAGGGGCGGGGCGGCCTGGAGGAAGTCGGCTAGGTTGGTGCTGTTGGCGTACGCCCGGCCGGCTCCGGGGAGCAGCGGGGCGACGGGCACCCGGTATTGCTCCACGGCCGCGCCCGTGCCGGTGACGTTCCAGGTGAGCGTGAACACCCCGGCGACCGGGTACGGCACGTCAGCCGTCCACGTGGCCCCGCCGTCGACGCTCGACGCAGTCGGCGTCGAGATGGTGCCGGCCGGTGAGCGGACCGTCAGGACGGCGACGGTGGATCCGTCGAACGGTGCGACTGTGAGGGTCGCGGTCTGGGTGTCGCCGGCGTTAGGCACGCTTCCTCCTACGGGCTGACGGTCGCGAGCAACGTCGAGGTGGCGGCGACACCCGCTGTGAGCGTCGACTTCGCGGCGACGCCCGCGGTGAGCACGCCCCAGCCGCCGAAAGGGAACACCTCGCCGGCACGCGGCGTCGGGACGGTCGCAACGGCAGCGACCGTGCTGCGTGTCACCGTGACGCCCACCGAGACCAGCGGGGACAACAGGGCAGCCACCGCGGCCACCGGGCCAGGTGCGGCAGTGGCGTTCGACTCTGCGACCACCGAAGGCGCAGAAACAACCGAGGTCGCGACGATGGTCGACGGGGCGGCGGTGGCGTCGGTCTGGGTGGCCACTGCGGGGAGCGGTACGTCGGCGGTGGCGGCAATGGTTGACGGGGTGACCGTGTTGGCCACCTGGGCGATCACCGAAAGCAGAGGCAGGTCGGTGATGGCCGTGACGGCGGCCGGCGTGGCTGTCGCTCCTGCGGATACCGCTGGTGTTGAGAACGTGGTGGCAGCTGCGACCGGGCCGGGTGTCGCCGTCGCGCCGGTCGAAACGTCCGGGCCGGGGACCGCGGCGACGGCGACGACCGCAGCCGGTGTCACGGTGGCCTGGGACTGCACGGACACGGCAGGCGCCGGAACCGCTGCGGCGGCCGCGAGGGGTGCCGGCGTTGGGGTGGCGCCCGTGGAGACGGTCACCGAGGGGACGGCGGCCGTGGCGTCGACGCTGGCGGGGGTCGCGGTCGCGTCCGTGGTGGCAGACGTGGGGGTGAAGACCAGGACGTGGATGTACCGATCGGAGATCGGCGCGGTCGGGGCGGACGTCCAGTCCGCTTGGGGTGTCTCCGCCGCGGTGCCGCCGTCGGTGCGGTAGGCGACGTAGGCGGAGACCTCGTCGGCAGGGCCGCCGTTGAACTGCGTGCCGGTCAGGGGCGTGTAGCCGGAGCTCCACGACGGGGTGACGGTGGGGAACGACCCCTGGAGGAGGGCGGCCGCGATGACGAGCTCGCCGGTCCCGGCCAGGGTGCCAGTGGAAACGCTCGGGGTGACCGACGCTGGTGAGCCGTCTGCGTGGGCTTCAATCGCGACGTCCAGGCCCTGGGCGCCAGACCAGCGCGACCAGCTGACGATGGTGTTGAAGTTGCCGCCCATGTCGATGACGACGTTGTCGCTCTCGCCGCCGGCCGCGGTGCGCCACAGGGCGTAGGTGCCCTGGTTGATGACAGGGTTGAGCGCCAGAGTCCACCCGGAGGGGGTGGTGTCCATGACGGTGTTGCTGTTGACGAAGACGACGTCCAGGTCACCAGGAGTCGGAGCTCCCACCCGGGGGAAGGTGTAGACGTGGCCACCGCCGGCATCGGCCTGGAACCCGGCGGCGTCGGAGTCGATGAGGGTCCAGGCCATTGCTGCCCCCTCGGTTCAGATGTGACGCGTGCGGGCGGGCAGCTCCCCAGACATCCCCTTGCGCCCACCGCCCGGCCGCACGCGCGTCTACTCCGAGACGTCGGCCTTGCGCCAGCCGTCCCGCTCCTCGAGGACGGCCAGGCCGATCCGGGTGTCCTCGAAAGTGCCGTCGACCACGTTCACGCGCTCCACCACTTCGCCGTCATCGACGCGCTCGTAGATCGGCATCAGTCGAGCACCGCCACAGTGACCGCGACCGGAGTGGTGCCCGCGTAGTTGATCCACACCGACCCGTCGGCCTGGCGGAACTCGGGGCCGAACGGGCCGAACAGCTTGTGCCCGGCGGCCGCGATGGTCCCGCCGCCGTCGGCGACCGCCCGCGCTCCCCGGCCGACGGTGGCGGGGGTGGGGAACGTGACGGTGATCGAGGCGTCGTCGCCGTTGAGGATCCACACGCGGCGGTCCCGCGTCCACTGGAAGCTGTTGCCGTCGGTGGTCTCGGCGGCGACGTCGACCGCGGCAAGATCGATGCCGTCCTCAGATGAGGCGACAGGGGTGAGCGCTGCTCGTGCCATCTACTGGCCCTCCTCGTCTGTCTGCTCCGCGCGGGCGAGGATGTCCTCGCGGTTGTTCAGAATGCCCTTGCGCTGCTTGCCCTCGGAACCAGCCTCGGCGTCGAGCACTCGCAACGCCTCGTCATGGCCGGCTGCTTCGAGGTGAGCCAGGACCTGGGGAACGTCGTGGACGGCCGGGTCGAATAGCTCCCCAGAGCCCTGGTCGTCCGTCGTCGCGGGCTCGGAGTGGACCTCCGGCTCGGGCTCGGCAGGCTGGGAGATGAGCGACCAGTTGGCCAGCGCGTCGAAACGCGGCGACCGCTCGTCCCGGGAGACCACATCGCCCGTGTTCGCGTTCTTGTAGACGTAACTCATGCCAGGCCTACGCCGGGACGTCGATACGGAAGTCGACCTGGACGATGACGTCCGTCGGCGTTCCGGCCGGGGAGGCCGTGACCACGGACAGGGTGTCGCCCGCCGCGAACGACGCGTTCTGCAGGGTAGTGCTCGCCGCCCACGAGTCCGTGGTCGTGGTCAGGACGCTGGCGAGCAGGTCGCTGCTGTTCTTCTTGGCGTTCACCGTGCCGCCCGTCCCGCCGGTCCGGTAAGTGCGAACGGCAATGGCGGTGCACGCGGCCGGGACCTTGGTCACCATGTAGGTGCCGGCCGTGCCAGCCGCGACCCGGTATTCCTTGGAGAAAGTGCGGACGTGCGCCAGGCTGACCTCGCCCGCCTTGCCGTCCACACTGTGGACCTTGTAACCGCTGCCCATCAGGGATCCCTTTCTGAGGGTGGAAATACGAAAGCCTCCGCCGAGATGACGGGGCGTAGAAGACGGACCCTGACGGGTCAGGGCTGGTCGGCGGCCTTGATGAGGACGGCGCGGTCGGCGTCCAAGGTCTTCGTGCCGTACAGGCAGTCGATCGAGATGATGTCCTGCTTCTTGTCCATGTCGTAGCCGTAGATCACCCGGAGCGCGAACCCCTTGTAGTCGGCGATCGCAGCGTTGGGGTTGCCCCTCGGCAGCTCCAACGGGCGGAACGCCAGGGCGAACGCCGTCCGGTGGAAGGCGAGGCTGACCTCGGAGGTGGGCTGCCCGGAAGCCGGGGACTGTGCGGGCTGCTCGACGTGCTGGGTCATGTACGGGTCGAACCCGGACACCCGCGAGCCGAGGGACGCCTCCAGGAGGCCCTCGGTGGAGCCGCGGTGCTCGGCCTGCCGCCAGGTCTTCTCCGCGATCCATGAGGCCTTCGTGGTCGGGCCGACCACGACGCGCCGTTCCGACATGGGGACGTTCTTGCGGTCGAGCACGGCGCCGGCCTGGATGAGGACCCGCGAGTCGGTGTACGGGTAGCTGCCGGCGTAGCCGTTGTAGTCCTCGCCGCCGACGTTGGCGGCGGTGTTGCCAACTTCCTGGGTGACGTCGTCACGCAGAAGCATCAGGTCCTTGTCGATCTTCTGCGAGATCGCTTCCATCGCAGGCGTGAGCAGCTGCTCGTCGAAGTTCTGAATCTTCAACGTCAACTCTTCCGCGGTCACCGCAAAGCTCACGTCCGCCATGTGGTTCAGCGACATGTTGACGCTGGTCTCGTTCACGTCCTGCACCGTGATGCCGCTGGTGCGGTTGTACTCGTTGGCCGTGAAAATGGCGGGCTTGCGGATGGTGATCGCGTTGCCGACCTTCTTGCCGAACTCCGGCTCGTAGTCCCTGTGCACGAGATTCGCCATGGTGCAGGTCTCGTACAGGTTGGCCAAGGCCTGCGCGGCGATGACCTGCGGCGTGAGAATGACGTTGGTCATGGGCTGTTACTCCTAGGATCCGACTCCGCGCCGCTCACGGCGGTCCTTACGGAGGCTCTCGATGTCGTCTGTGGGGGCCTTGTCCCCGGTCCCGCCGGCGAACTCGCCACCAGAACGGGGCGGGGGCGCTGCGGCGGTGGTCGTCTTCAGCTCGGGGTTGTCGGTCACGGCCTTCTCGATGGCCTTGCCGACCTTGGTGTTGAAGTCGTCTGCAGCGGGGTCGAGCTTGGCCAGGGCGGTCATGAACGATCGCGAGTCGGCCAGCTTGCTCGCGCTGGCGCCGTGCTTGTCCGCGCCCTTGTACACGGCCAGCTCGATCGCGGTCTCCCTGTGGGCCGACTGGGCCCGCTCGATCTCCGCGGTCAGCTTCGCCGGGTCGGGCGGCGCGTCCTTGTCGTCCTTGATCAGGCCGAGGGCCTTGCCGAGCTCCTGGACCATGGCGGCTCGGGCTTCAGCCGCCGCGGTCTCCTTGGCGGTGACCCGTTCCTTTCCGGCGTCCTTGCGGGCGTCCTTGAGCTCCTTCTCCAGCCGGGAAATGGTGGCCGCCTGGTCGCCGCCTGCGTCTGCGGGCTTATCCGGCTTGTCACCGGTCTTGCCGTCGTCGCCGGAACCCTGTCCGCCGGTATCGATGGTGCCGGTACCAGTGCCTGTGTCCGTGCCTTCGTCGGTAGTTCCGGTCCCGCCGGTACCCCCATCGGCGCCGCCTCCGTCACCTTCGCCGGACCCGCCGGCCATGACGTAGAACGGGCGACCGTCCTTCCAGTAGCCGAGGAGCGCGCCCGGCGCCGTCGGCAAGTCGTGCAGGTGCTGCATGGTGCCCTCCTGGGGCATCTGGGGGGTGCCCCGCTCCTGGCGGGGCCTGGTGACACGAAAAAGCCTGCTCAGAGCCGTCGAGGCTCGGGGCAGGCTGTTACGTCGATCAGATGGATAGCGCGGCTATTGGTTCAGAGCGACCATCAGATAGCCGTTGGACCAGCCCTCGCGGGCCAGCGCGCGCACGGCGTCAGCCTCGGTGGCATCCCGGTGTGTCCGCTGCCATCGCCTGACCGCCGAGGCGGCCGAGTCTCCGCCGGTGTAGGTGACCGTGCCGTCGTCAGCGAGCTCGGCGCGCGACACCTCGTCGTTGGTGCGCACGGACACGATGCGGAGTACGACCATGCCGGTCACCGTACCCCGGCGACCAGGTTCCGGGTGCCCTTCGCTTTGGGCGCGAGGGCGTCCAGGACGCGCAACGAGTAGTCCAGCCAGTCGCCGTGCCCGAGACGTTCGAAGTCCGGGCGTAGGTTCTCCAGGCGCTGGCGGATCTCCTTCACGTCTTCGCGCGTCAGCGGGTTGGAATCGTGCTGGGTGTAGAGGTCGGCGAAGTCGCTGACCACGTTGTCCAGGTCGACCACGTCGCCATCGGGCATCTCGGTGTAGGCGACACCGTGGTCGATCGGAATGACGTGGCCGTCGTGGCCGTCCCGGAGCATCCAGTTGCCGCTGTTGCGGTCGAAGTTGTGGGTCAGCAGGTCTAGGAGGCCAATCTTCTTGCCGTCGTCGGTGCCGGCCGCATCGGCGACCCGCTTCGGGCGTTTGCCACCGTGTCCGATGAGCTCGTCCGCCGTCTGCGCGTGTTCGACGTAATCCATGTAGATCGATTCGCGGTCATTACGGTAGACGCGTGGTGCGTCGAGGCCGAGCTTGCGGGCGATCAAGGACGCGGCGTGCTCGCCGTCCGCCTCCTGGATGCCGCCGGAGCCCGGCCGCGCCTTCTTGCGGATGACCTTCTTGCCGTCCTTCAAGGTGATCAGCTCGACGTCGGCGACCGCGCCCCCGCCGAGCGGCCGGCGGTCCTTGGGCGGGAATCCGTTCTCAACATCATGGGCGAGGTCCTCGATGCCGTCGAGGTCGCGATGGTACCGCTTGGCGTCACCCTGCGGCTCAGGCTTCGGCGGGGCTTTCGGTGCCTTGGGCTTGGACTTCGGCTTGGCGGGCTTCTGGTTGAGCAGGTCCTGCTGGCCCTTGACTGGCCCGTTGTCGGGGCCCGCCTGGTGAGGCTTCGCGGTCGGCTGCTTGGATCCCGGTCCGCCGTCGAGGGTGGGCTGCTGGTCCGGGCCGATGCCCCCCGCGGCCCCGCCGTTCGGGCCGCCCTTGCCGGGGATGTTGCCGGCTCCGATGCGCTCCCGGTACGACAGCCGCTTGAGGTCGGGATGTGCGGCCAGGTGGTTGCGCAGTTCCTTCTGCCAGTCGCGGACCCGGGCGTCCGCGGCCTGCTTCCCCTCGGGGGTGAGGGCGGCCGCGGACCGCTCCTTGTGCTTGCGGATCTCCCGCTCGAGCGCGCGCTGACGCTGCCGGGCCTTGTCTCCCTCGGGGTCCTCGGTGGGGCCCTCGGGGAGCTTGGTGAGGCCGGGCAGGTAGGCGGACGCGGAGTGACGGCAGTTCGGGTGGAACAGGCCGGCGGCCATCGCCTCGGGAAGGGTGGCCTTCACGACGACGGTGACCGGCTTGTCGGTGAGCTGGTGGGCGACGGTGCGCTTGCCCGCGCGCCCGTCCAAGCTGAGGATCTTGCCCTCGTAGGGGCGGCACAGCCGGCACTCCTGGGGTGCGTTGGAGATGTACACCAGGGGCACGCCGAGGGAGCCGAGCCGGTCCGTCTGGGCCTGCACCGCGGCTCGCTGGGCGTTGGTCCGTGCCACCATCTCCACGTAGCTGGAGAGCTTCCAGCGGCGGCCGGCGCTGTCGGTGAACCCGGTGATGCCCTGGTCGACCAGGCGCTGCCACGCGGCCTGCGAGGTCTGCCGGCGGGTCTGTATGCCGGTGAGCACGCGTGCCGCCGCCGCGGTCTGCACGGACCTGAACGCGTCCACGACGTCACGCAGCACGTTGCGGGACTTCTCGCCGATGTCCTGGACGACGGCCGTGGCGATCGACTCGATGGCCGCCGTGTTCGGGACCTCTTGGCGGGCGCGGGCGGCGTCCTGGCCGATGCCCGACTTGGCGAACCACTCCTTGGGGAGGTCCTCGACTGCGGAGCCCCAGCCGTTGCGGTAGGCGTCGGCGATGGACTGCCGGACGACGGGGCCGACGCGGTTGTTGAGTGTAGCCAGGATGGTGCGGGCCGCTCGCTGTAGCTTTCGGATCGCGTCGAGCTTCGTCTCGGCGTAGGGGTGGTCCATGCCGTTGGCGAGGCGGTCGGCGATTTGCCGGGTGAGGGCGCTTTCGGCTTCGCGGTAGAGCTGGGCGACGGTGGCGGCGATGTCGTCGAGGAGCAGCTGGTCGACGGCCACGGGGAGGACCTCCCCGAACGATCAACGCTAAGTTGATTGTTGATCAGCAAGACTGCCAACGTGGAGGATCACCACCGACCCAAAATCCGTGTGTTCCGCACCTGGTGCAGTGGACAGACGGAGTAAGCCCACCGTCCTCGGTCCACTGCCACCATTCTTGGCCGAGCGGGAGCCAGCGCCGGACCTCCTTGCCATTGCAGACGTGGATGAAGAGAGGGTGATCCTCGCTGCGCTCCACTCGCGGCTGAGTCACGCTTGCCCTGCGGCCGGGGGCTCGTCGGCCGGCGGGAAGCCTCCGGGCCCGTCCTGTGAAATGTCCGGGGCGAGGTCGGGCGGGCGGACCGCGAGTGGGTCGGGGATCGGCTCCCCGATGCCGCCCTCCTTCTTGACCCGCTCCACCTCCTCGGCGATGGCCGTCTCATCCCAGTCCTGATGCAGCATCCGAACACGGGTTTCCACCGAGGTTGCGATGGCCTGGTTGAGCAGGTTCAGAGTTTCGGCCATGGTCTTGGGATCGGTGTCCACGCCATCCGGCCATTCGACGTCGGCCGGCTGCGCCACCACGCCCTTGGTTTTGAACACGGCGACGTCGACGGCCAGGAACACCTCGGCCAGCCATGGCATTGCGGGCAACCAGTAGGAGATCTTGCGTCCCCGCGTGGTGTACGAACGGGCCTGCCGTGCCCGGATCTCCGTCGCGGTGGGCGCCGCGCCTTCGCCGTGCTCGCCGAACGTCTGCGCGCTGTAGCCGGCCGAGCGGACGATCTGGGTGAGCAGCTCGGCCGCGGTGTCTCGGTGCTCGACAACGCGGATCGCGAACTGGTGGGCCGACAGGTCCAGGCCGTCCCGTTCCATCGCGTTGACCGGCTCGTACACCTCTTGGTCCAGGTCGAAGAATGCGCCTTGGCCGCGGCCGCCGGACTGGAGGTACGACTTGGGGACGACGAGGCGGCCTTTGCCGATACGGATGTCCCGCATCCACGACGAGTACGTTTCGTCGAGGGAGTCCATGAGCCGCATGCCGGCTGGTGAGTAGTCGGACCGGCCGAGGGGTGTGCCGCGGATCAGCCGGTGCGGTCGCATGTTGGGGACGTGCCGCGCGGTGAGCCCCTTGTACCCCGTCACGTACGCCCCGTCGGCGTCGACCAGGTCGGCGAACGGTGCGGTTGCCGGATGGTCTTCGAGGGGCATCTGCATGCCGAGCTTGATGTCGGTGCCCTTGTACAACCCCTGGTAGACGCGGCCTTTCTCGTGGCGTTCGAGGTGCCGCCACACCTCGCCCTTGTCCTCTTCGAGGATCTTCCAGAAGGTGACCGCGGTGAGGATGCTGCCGCGCCCCCACTCTGGGACGGCGGTGTCACCGGGGATGACGTCGAACAGGGGGTGGTCGGCCAGGTCTTTGTCCCAGGAGACGCGGAGGTAGACGTCGCCGTATGCGGCGTTGAGCTCGCCGCCTTCGATGAGCGTGGCTTCGACGCCGGCGTCTTCGAAGATCTGCTCAAGCCGGGCCTGGGTGGTCTCGTGCTCGATGCGGAACGTGGGCGCCTCGGCGAACACGAGGTCTGCGGACGTGGCGGCGATGTCGCCGGCGATGGGGACGTGGAGGCGGTGGTCGCGCAGCTGGCCGAGGGGCGGCGGGTTGCCCCAGAAGAAGCGGGCGAGGCGGCCGACGACGCCGCCGGCGTGCTGGGAGGGGCGGACCAGGTGTTTGGGGTCGAGAGCGGCGGGGCCGCCGATGCTGTAGAGGTTGGCGAGCTGGTCGGGGTCGCCGGAGTACCAGACGCCGGCTTGACGGTAGAGGTCATTGGGTCGGTGGCACGAAGGGGGCGGCCACGCGGTATTTCCGCCTTCAGGGAGCGCCATCAGATCTCCCATCGATCGGCTGACCTGCACTGATGCCTGCAATTACAATCCGGGAAATCGTTTCCGGGAGAATTTAGACAGGAAATTCGATTCCGGAAGAAAGGGGCCGAAATGGCTCTCGCGAAAATCGTGAAGCGCAATCGGAAGCGCGGCGACCTGATCGTCTACGACTCGGGCACGGTCGAGCGGTACTGGTTGACGCTCTACAACGGCAACGACGTGGTCCTGCGCATCCGCTGGTCCGAGATCGACGAGGTCGAGCGCATCAACTAGCCGATCAGGCTAACCTCGACCAACGCCGTCAGGTGTTGGCCGAGATGGGGCCTCGGCCGCCGGCCATCAGGCCCGGGTTCCGTCGGGCCAGGTGATGTTGCCATCCGGGCTGGCGATGAGCCAGTCCTCGGCCAGGACATCGCTCACGGTCGGCGCCCACGGGACGAAGCTGCCGTCCGCCGTCCGCAGCATCAGGTACGGCCGGAACCGGCAGACGGTGCCCTCCAGGACGCCGGTCGCCGCCGCGGTGTTGGCGTTGATGCCGATGCCGTCCGGGTAGCCGGCCTGGAGGACGACGAACTGCCCGGAGGCGTTCCACCCTTCGCGGGTGGCCTTCATGCCTTGCTTGAGGTTGGACAGGGCGACGCCGAAGTCCATGAGGGTGTCCTCTCAGGTCACAGTTGAGCTGTTGTAGCACGTTGTGCGTGACGGATACGCCACGATTTGTGCATGCCTGTTGAGCGGATCAAGGATCGGAAAGAGACGACCGAACTGGGCCCCGTGAAGCTCTATCGCGAAGATCTCGAAGAGATCGCATCCACGGTCGAAGAGCTAGGGCCGTTGCTGATCACGTGTGACGAGACCTTCGCTGCATACGATCCGAAGGATTTCGCTGAGCTGCCGGAGAGGCCGACGAGTTTGTCCTTCACTGCGGCGACGTTGGAGGGCCAGGGCGTCAATGTCATATTCGATGCATATGGATCACGCGTGACACTCACTGAGCCCAACACTCTCAGCCGAGGAATCCTCAGTCGAATCCAAGACGTATGTCGACGTCCCGGCCGTCGTCGTCGTCCGATGTACAAGCTACTGGTACTCCTGAGCACCATAATCGCTGCGACATCCGCCACAATTTCACTTATCGCGGCATTTCAGCAGCTCAAGGGCACGCCGGTCGTAGGCTCCATCTACCCGCTGCTCATCACGATGATGGCAACAGCCACACTCTTGCTCGTGTACGTGAGGTGGCTGCGACGAAGAGGCGTCGTGGGCGCGATCTTGGTGAACGCCTATCTTGTTGACCGGCCGCCGTTCTGGCGTCGGACACGGGACGACTGGATAGTGCAGATCATCGGTGGCGCGTTGTTCCTCGTGCTGGGCTTCTTCCTGGGAAGAATTACCAGCTAGAGCAAGCAACCCGTCAGCCGCTGGTGGTGCGGGCGGCGGCGGTCGCGCGGGTGAGCGCGGCGAGGCGCTCGTACTTCTCCTCGGTGGTGTGCCCGTCCCATCGGTCGGTCGTTGACGTAAGCACGTGGCCGAACAGGTCGAGGTCGTCGCCGGACAGGTGCCAGGACATCTGGCCCTTCGGCGTGTGGATGAAGACCACGGACCAGCCGGGCGCCTCAGGGTCGGCGTCGTGCACGATGGCCGAGGGGTAGACGGCGGCGAGGTGCGCGACCAAGGCGGCGCGCTCGCGGTAGAGGCTGGCCGTCTCGTTGGGGTTCGGCGCGAGCTCGACGGTCTCTGCCGGCGGCGTCCAGCCGAGCGCGATCAGTGCCTGCCGCATCGACTCTGGCACGTTGATGGTGAGTTCGGCGGTCATCTCAATAGGAGGCAGAACGGCCATGGGGATCTCCAGGGGAGGGAGAGGGCGAAAACTGGTTACTCACTGGTAACGGAACAGAGTCGTTGCTCTGCTGGGTTACCACCTGCGGAAACGCCAACCGGAGCGATCTTGTGCCCGAAAGACGACGCAATGACCGGTTCTTGCATGGTCATGCAGCCGTTTATGCAGTGCACTCGGGCCAATGCCACGTGCCGCCGCGCGGCTCCTCCGACATCTCGTCCTGCAAGACGGCACGGTTGAAGAACAGGCCCTCCGGGTTGAGCACGGCGAGGCTGACGTGGCCGACATGGAGTCCGCCGCCGCCTTCGCCGTCCTGGTAGGTGTCCACGGCGGTGACGATGGCCGCGCGGCAGACGCTCGGGTACTCGCCGCCGGGCGTGCCGTACGACACGTAGTGGACGCGGTCACCGACGGCGGGGATCAGCGAGGGGAGGGCGGTCTCACCGTCGACCCAGCCCTCCTCGCTGATGATCCCCTCGGCGAGCAGCGAGTCGACCACCGCGATCATGAGGCTCTTGTTCTGCTCGGGCACCTGATCCCACGGCTTGGCCGAGGCCTCGCGCGTCTCGTAACCGTGGTCCGGGGCGAGACGCTCGTACGTCTCGTGGAAGGCCTGGGCGATGTTCTCGGCGGTCATGTCGATCTCCAGGGGAAGGGAGGGCGGAGGGGGAATCGTCAAATGCGCGAGGGCCAAGTCCATTGGCCGGCCTCATCGCCCTCAACGCGGCTGGTCGCCCAGTAGGCGTCGTTGCCGTCAAGGAACACCTGGAGGTTGCAGGTGCTGATCGTGGGGTCGAACGTGCGGACGACGATCGCCGGGTAGACGTCGCCGCCGCGGGCCGTGTTGCCGACGTGGGCGACGTGGCCGGTGCCGCGTTTGCCTCGGCCGTCGCCGAGTCGGAAGGCGTCGAAGTCGTCGCGACGACGGTTGATCATGACGGCGTCCTGCTCGGTGAGCTTGTAGTGGACGACGCGCCCGAGGGTCGGGGTCATGCTGCCTCCAGATAGGGCTCAGCCAGCTGGTCACGCCAGATCGAGCGGGTTGTGTGGAGCGCGTACCGTGCGCCGTCCAGCGAATGGTCATTGGCCTTGATGACGGCGTCCTCGCCGAGCTCGGACTTCTTGTCGTCCCACACGTAGCCGGGGATCTCCTCCAGCAGTCCGACACACGACCGGTGGACAAGCAGCTGGCGCGTGGCCAACAGCGACGCCATGGTGCGGATCCCGGGGAGGACCTCGTTGTCGCCGAGCCTTGAGGTCATCCCATCTGCGTGTAGCTGGACGCGGAACGACTTGGCCGAGGGGTCGACGACGACGTACTCGGGGCGGATGCCGCGCGCCATGGTGTGCGGGATCGGCGCGTCGTCCATCCACTGGCGGAGCCGCTTGGAGTATTCGTGGTCGGTGAGGGACCGGTGCGCCGTCTTGGAGTCGTACCGGTACTCGTGGGTGAGGTACAGCCGGCCGTCGGCGCCCAGGCCGAGCATGAGCGCGGCGAACGGGTTCGTCGTGCCGTAGTCGATGCCCAGGGCGATCCAGCGGACGATGTTCGGGAGGATGTCGACGACGTGGTGCCGCTCGTCGAACATGTCGTACACGGCGCCCTCGGCTTGGACCCAGCGGCCGAGAACGAACCGCAGATACCACAGGCCGACGTGCGTGCTCTTCAGCGTGGCCACGTACTGCGGATCCAGATGCGGATTGTCGTCGAGGACGAAGTGCCACGACCGTAGGCCGGTCTCCCCCGGGCGGAGCATGTAGTGCTTACGCAGCCAGTGCGCCGGGTTGTCCGGGTTGGTGGTCACGAACAGCTTGGCGCCGGCGACCGAACAGCGGGCGTTGAGCTGGTCGAAGAACGCCTTCGGGAGCGTGGTGGCCTCGTCGACGTAGGCGCCGGCCCCGGTCATGCCCCGGACCTTCGGCTCGGCCTTGGCGTCGTTGGCGCCCAGGACGTGCACGGTGCGGCCGAGGATCGTCGCGGTCGCCGCGCCGTTGGTGTACTGCACCTGGGAGGCCAGGACGCCGAAGATGTCGGGGTTGGTCAGCGGGCCGAAGGCGTTGCGTGAGATGGAGTCGCGGGTGCGGCCGACCATGACGAGCTCGCCGCCGGTCGGCGCCTCGGCGACGAACATGAGCCAGCGCAGCAACGAGGAGATGGTCTTCCCCGACCGGACCGCGCCCTCCCACAGGTTGATCCGGGCCTGCGCCTCGACGATGCTGCGGATCTGTTTCGGGGCCAGGGCGCTGGTGACCAGGTCAAGATTGATCGTCATCGGGGGGGAGCTGGTCGTAGGCGAGTTGCAGGCCGGCGGCCAGCGCGCCGAGCATGCTGCGTCCGGCGGCCGCGCCGTTGTCGTCTGGTGGTTCGAGCTCGCGCGCCTTGTCGGCCATGATGCCAGCGATAATGCCGCGATCACGCGGATGGACCTTGTCCCACTGCGCGCTGGTCATCTTCTCGTACGAACCGATGATCGTCTCGAACACGCCGAGGGAACGCCGGGCCGCCTTGGACAACCGCGCCTTGTGATCGACGATGCTGGCCTCAGTCGCCTTTTTGGTCTTCTCCCGAGAGAACGGCGAGACGATCCCTGCGTCTTTGGCAATCTTGCTGACGCTGGTCGTACTTACTGCGTGGTCACGCGAGATCTGCGCTCGCGACTTCTCACTAGCCGTGATGTCCTCAAGGATGGCGGCGCGGGTGTCGTCGGGGATGGGTGCTGGCACACGCGCTCACCCCCGTCGCTTCCGAACGTCGGTCTTCGTCTTGGGGCACTTACGACACTGGTAGGTCCAGACGTCGCCGATGACCTCGACCAGGTCCCATTGGTGGAAGAGGAGGCACATGAGCACCCCCGGACATGACGAGAGCCCCGCGCGTGGTGGCTGCGGGGCTCGCTGTTTCCGGGCATGCCGGAGGCGCTTGGATCATGCCATCTGTGGATAACCCGCGTCAACCCAGGTCACGACAACATCCGGATCCCGAACGCGGTCGCGACGAGCCAGCCGGTCATGCCGAGGGCGAACCACCACGCATCGGGGTTCCGGGCCCACAAGAACAGAACCTCGCCAACGGCTCGCGGTGTGAACTTCCGAGCTTCGGTCCAGGCTTCCACCAGGAACGCGGGAGGAGCGGTCTTCATGCGCTCATCTTCTCGCGGGTGTCGGCGGCGTGCACGCGCTTGGCGAGCCACCTCCACGAGTTGAGCGGCCAGCACGGCCGGCCCCGCCACCACGTCCCCACATCCTTCGAGGGCGGCTCACACACCCCCTCACACACGATCGCGATCTGATCACCCGGCAGCACGCGGATACGCCAGGTGCGTTCCCCGCCGGCCGGGCTCTCCGGGGTGACGCCGCGGCACCAGGGGCACACGATGTTGAGGGTCTGGCCGTCGGAGATCAATGACAGGGCGTGGGCCACCTGGGTGGCCATACGCCCGGTGATGGGGGCGGCGTACTCGGCGAGGTCCTCGGTGATGTGCTGGCGGGCCAGCTCCAGGTACGGCCGGGCGTCCACGATGCCGGGCCTGGGCGAGCCGGGCCAATGGAAGGTTCCCCACCGGGTGTTGCTCGCCACGATCCACGCCAAATTCTCGGCCTCGGTCAAAATGCCTCGCATGAGGTCCAGCACCCGAAGGTCGATGGGCGCGGGGTGCTCCCCCGGCATCGCGGAGATCGCGTCGAACCTTTCCAGGCGCACCTGATAGTCGCGTTCCTCTGCCTGTTCTCCGGTGAGGATCATTTGCCGCCACGGCCGCACGGTTCCGGGGAGCCGGGATTCACTCAGGTCCTCCCAAAACGCGATGACCCATCCCAGGTTGTAAATGGTGTTTCCCAGCGTGCTCATATGGGTGTGTCTCCTCCGGTTTCAGAACGGCGGCTGGTCAGGGTCGGGCACCCCGTACGGGACGGACAGTTCAATCGGCGGGCCGGGTCGGACGGGGAAATGCGGGCCCGGTGGACATCGGTGAGCGGCGACCACATTCCATTTGCGTGGTGCGCGGATTCTGAATTGGCATCGGTAGATCAGGTGCGGCCGCCGGGGTAGGCCTTCGAGTTGGACGTCGTAGGTGAACAGGCCGGCGCCGAGGGCTTCGACTTCGCCCAGGGGGTCGATCGGTGTGGCGGTGGCGCGGGTGTGGAGGCCTTCGGAGTGGCCGATGAGGAGGGGCCGGCCGCATCGGTGGCAGGTGTCGAGGACGGCCGGGGTCGTCATGAAGATCATGATGGCTGCCCTGACGGATGACAGTTGTGACAGGTACTCCCATATGAGCCCTTAGGTGCGTGCGCGCACGTCACGCGGGCGCACATATACGCACACGCGTAGGGGGGAACGCGGGAAAATCTGTCATCCGTCACACCGCTGGTCGGGGAAGCCGAGTTTTCCCAGCTCACACGTGAGGTGGTCGGGATGACGGATGTGACACATGCATCTGTCATCCCCTGGGCCGTGATCTTGCTGTGGCGACCGGTCACCATCCTGGCCCGCCGATCTTGTCCTGCTCGGGCTGTGACGGTTGTGCGAACGGCGCCCGCTCGGCGGGCTCTGTGACAGATGTGTTCGGCTCGTCTTCGATGATCGTGATGCCTGTGTAGAAGCGGGCGGTGCCGGTTCGGGTCTGCCCGATGGCGTACCGGCGGGTGAGCTCCATGGTGAGCTTCTTCGCCGAGACCGGCTCCTCTCCTTCCCCGTAGGCCCACTTCTCGTAGGCCTCGCGGAGCCGGGCCGTCTTGATCTGCACCTGGACGCTGCCCGGGGCCAGGTGGCACATCTCCTCGACGAACCGGGCAACGGTGTCCTGGTCAGCGGCGTAGGCCCCGGTGGCGGCGGTGACGCTCTCAGGCTCCTGGAGGCCTCCCGCGGCGTACGCGGCGGCGCCCTGCACGATCCACGCCATCAGGGCGGGCCCGTGCTCGGCGGCGAGCTGTTCTTGCAGGTCATCCACCATCCGCTCGATGGGCACCTCGTGCAAGAACGGGATCAACCGGAGGCGACGCCAGAACGCGCGACCGCCCGCGCGGACGGTCGGCTGGTGGTTTCCCATGAGCCACAAATGGTGGGACGGGCGGAAAGTGAAATGGTCCTGCCTCATGAAACGGGCCGTCAAAGTGTCGCCACCGGTGAGCTGCTTGACTTTCACCTCATCGAAACGGTCATCGTCGGCGACCTCACTACACACGACCATTCTCATACCGGCCAGGCGTGCAATCTCCGTCTCATGTTGAATGCTGGCCTTGGCCATGAGGAATCCGCTCGGCGCGGTGGTCGCATAATCGCCGAGAACAGCCGTCAACGATTCAAGGAAAACGCCCTTACCGTTGCCGCCGGAGCCGACGGCGAAGGGCAAGACGTGCTTGGCCACGGACCCGGTAGCGGAGTATCCGACGAGCCGCTGGAGGTAGCCGACGAGCTCGTCGTCGCCGTTGAAGGTGTCGGCCAGGAACTCCTCCCAGCGGGCCCTGTCGGCTCCGAAGTCGGGGGCGCACCTGGTGACCTTGGTGTGGAGGCGGGAGGCGTCTGAGGGGCCGAGGAGGCCCGTGCGGAGGTCGACGATGCCGGCGGGGGTGTTGAGCTCCCAGGGGTGGGCGTCGAGCTGGTCGAAGGGGGTGACGACGCGGACGTCGGTGGCGGCCTGGGTGAGCATGGCGCCGACGCCGTTCGCGGACAGCGCCTTCTTCTTGTGCGCTGTGGCGGCCTTGTCTTCGTCGGGGAGGGCGCGGGCGATGCGCTTGGCGTACTCGCGGACCAATCCCCCGCTGACGGGCTGCCACTCCCACAGAGTGCCGGTCCATGCGAGCCACCGGCCACGGTCGGGCACGTACCGGATGACGGTGCCGTACTCCTGCACGAGGTCGAGGGCGTTGCCGTCGTCGGAGTGCGCGAGGGTGCGCTCCTCGACAACAACGGCGGGTGTGGGGGCGGGGCCGGGGGTGGGGTCGACGAGCGGCGGAGCGGCCGGGGCGGGGGCGGCCCTGGTTGGTTCGGGGCGGTGGCCGTACCCGGCGGCGGCGAGGGCCTGCGCGGCGCTACTGAGGGCGGCCGGGCTGGTGGACCCGTACTCCAGGAGGGTGTGGGCGCCGAACTTGTCGTAGGGCCGCTCAGTTTCGAATTCGGTGGAGGTGGACCACACGTACAGGTTGTCGGCGTCGTTGCGCCCGGTGGTCGCGGAGAAACCGGTCTTCTTGCCGGGGCGCCGCCAGTAGGTGACGCCGTGGCTGTCGGTGAACACCCGGGTCCAGCCGCGTGGGGTGAGGATGTCTTCCCACCGGGTGCGGTCGTTGTAGTCGGTGCCGGGCGGGGTTCCGTCGTCGTCGTAGGGCGAGGCGGGCTGGGTGAACAGGGGCGAGCTCGGCGGCGGGGCGGCGGCCGCTGGGGTGGCGTCGGGGAGGGGCATCTGGTCGAACGCGGCGCCCAGGTGGTGGAGGGCGTCGCGTTCTTCGACGGTGAGCGTGGGGATCGAGCTGGGGCCGCCGGCCAGGAGCACCCACGAGCCGCCGTCGGGGTGGGAGCGGCCGCCGGACGGGGCGACGACGACGAAGCCACCTTCGGCGCGGGTCTCTACCAGGACGCGGGTGAAGGTGGCGTGGGGCTTTTCGGCTCGGACGGCGCGCTCGCGGTCGTCGAGCTCGTCGTCGCGGGCGGGGCGGGAGGCGAGTTTTGCGTTGCGGGCGTCGTCTCCTGCCACCCGGTAGTACAGATGGATACCTCCGCCGGGGGTGGCTTCCATGTACCCGGAGCAGACGCGCTGCCACAGGTCGCCGAGACCGGATCCGTTGGCGAGTTCGGTGAGCCGGGCGGCGACGTCTTCGCGGACGGCGCGGCCTTCGAACTCGAGCATTTCCAGGCCGCCGCTCGCGGCGCCGCAGACGATGCCGAGCCCGTCGAATTGGCCGTTGGTGAACCATGCTTCGAGTTGGTCGCGGTCGGGGCGGGGTTCGCCTCCCCCGGCGGCGGTGTACTGCCTCCAGCGGACGGCGGGTCTTTTCTGGCCATCGGCCGCGACGGGGATGACGCACAGGCCTGCGTCGTGGAGCTGGATCGCGGTTTCCAGGATGGCGGTGTCGGTCAAGGTGTTCGTCCCCGCGTTCGTGGTTCTGGTGGGCGTAGAACGGCTTTCGCGGGCGGACCGGTGGCTTCGGTCCGCCCGCGAGGTGCCCCTGGTCGCCGCTTCCCTTCGGCGCCAGGGACGGTGTGGGCCTCGGCCTGCCGGTGCTTGGAGCTGGGGCGGGCCGAGGCTCAGGTCAGGCGGGCTGGATCTCGACGAACACCGTGTTGCCGTCGTCGAGCTCGACTCCGATGACGGCGGCCTTGTCGGTCTGGATGGCGCTGGCGGCCACGACGCCGTCCATCTGCCCGATGACCGGGATGAGCTCGTCGCGGAAGTTGTTCAGGTCGGACATGTGCTGTTGCCTTTCCGGGGGATGTGGGGCGGACCGCGGTTCCGGTCCGCCCCGGGGGTTGGGCTACTGGGCGGGGGCGGCCGGCGGCATGCCGTTCATGCCGAGCGCCTGGATGGCGGCGGCCTGCTCGGGGGTGCCCATCTGGCCGTTGGGCAGCTGCACCAGGTGCTGCGGCGCGGCCGCCGGGACCGGGGCGGGCGCGTACTGCTGCTGCGGCACCTGGGGGGGCTGCGGGGCCGGGTACTGCTGCGCTACCGGCGCGGCCGCCGCAGGCACACCCACACCGCCTCCCGGGGCAGCCGGAAACGGCGCCTGAGGGGTGGCCGGGTATGCCGGGGGGTAGGCGGCCGGGTAGGCCGCGGCGGGGGCGGCGGTGGGCAGCGGAGCCGCGGGAACCGCGGGGACCGGCGCCGGAGCGGGGGCCTGGAAGTTGGTCGCGCTCTGGAACGGGTTGCCGCCGACGCTCTGCAGGTACTGGGTTGCGAACGCCCCCTCCTGCTCAGTGAAGGGGATCAGGATGTAAGGCGGGTCCTGGCCGGGGGTGGCGGTTCCCTGGCCGAGGCGGGCCAGCACGGCGTCTCCGCCGATGTTGCCCTTAAGGGAGTTCATCAGGCCCTTCTGGAAGAACAGGACCTGAGTCTCCAACCGGGGCCCAGCCTGGTCGGTGAGGACCACGAGGTCCAGGGACAGGGCATCGGAGGGGCCGTACTTGGTGACGATCCCCTGACGGATCTCGCGGGGGTACATGAGGAGGAGGTGGCCGATGTGGTCCTTGGCCTTGAAGTCGGATCCGGCGGTGGGCTGGCTGAACATGATTTGTGATCCTTTTGTTTGATCGGATGTGACGGGGGCCCTGGCACCTCAGGAGGCGCCGGGGCATCCCTTGCTGAGATCCGTGGATCCGGGCAAGAAGAAGGGGCAGAACGTGCAGTAGCTCTCCGTGGCGGGGAACATCGCCCAGTTCTGCGGGGTGTTGGCCGGGTCGAGTGCGTCGAGAGCGGTGATGACGTTTTGGAGGCGCTCCAGGGCGCCGAGGGCAACGCTGCGGTCGTACGGTTCGGTCCACACGTGCAGGCCATCGATACGCCCGGTCCGGGGCAGGAACGTGATGGCGACGTCGGTGACGGTCTCGCCCGCGTTCTCCTGGCCGAGGCCGTACAGGTGGGCCTGGATGCGGTATTGGTCGCCGGGGCCGTTGGCCCGGTATTTCTTGAGGGGCTCGTCGCCGACGACTTTCCAGTCGTTGTTGACGTGCAGGTCACGGTCGAACAGGTCGGCGTTCCCCCAGATGTTGCCGTCGATCCACAGCCGTGACTCGACCTTGTACCGCTCCCAGCCGAGTCGCCGGTTCTCGGTCTCGTAGGTGTCGGCCATCCACGCGTGCACGGCGGTGCCCACGGTGGAGGCCCACGGGTCGCCGTCGACATTGGCGGCGGGCCAGTCGAGGAGCTCGTAGGTGAGCCTGCGCACGCAGGGGACACCGATCCCGGATGGCCCGATCACCTTCTGAAGGGAGCGGGGGGCGTTAGCCGCCGCGCTCTTCACCGTCGAGACAACGGAGGTGGCGATCGCGGCGGCCAGCCCGGTCATGGGAGGGCCCGTGGACCACCCGGTGGCCGGCTGGGTGAACATGGTCGTCACGGCTCGCGCCTCTTATCCACGGACGGCCCGTTGATCAGCCCGAGCGTGATCTTCATAAAGGGGACAGGGAAGATTCGGATCATCGGGAAGCGGCGGTCCTTGTAGAAGCCCCACCCGATGTGCTCCCAGGCGAACTCCAGCTTGATCACGCACCGCCGGAGCCATGTCGGCCCCCAGTCCCCCCGGTAACCGATTCGCACCGTCATTCGGCCCACGGCCCGAGAAGCTTGAACGGGCGCGCGGCCTTCTTCGGCTTGGCGTACTGCTCGTAAAGATCCGGGTAGTCCCGCTTCAGCGCGGCGCCGTCGAGCTGCGTGCCGGGCAGCGACGTCTTCCATGACACGGCGGGGACGCCGTCCACGGTGGCCTGCTCGTGCTTGCCGAGCCAGTCCTGGATCTTCTCTTCGGCCTGGGTCTGGAGCTTCGCCCACTGCTCCTTGTTGGCCTTGGCGTCCTTGCGGAAGGTCAACCAGCCAACGAGCTCCGCGGGCAGCTCCACAGCCCTGCCCGGGGTGCCCTGTTCGCTGTCCACGGGCGCCGAGTCTGCGGGGATCTCCGGAGCGTGCGCCTGGTCGAGCGGCGTTCTGTGGACAACCTCGTCCGGGGCGTCGAACAGGCCGCCCGGCTGGGGCTGGCCGGTGTCGAGGGTGTTCTGGGCTCGGGTTCCGGCGACGTAGCGCAGCATCACCTCGGCCGGGATGATGGCCCCGGCCTCGTCGACGTACACCCCGAAGTCGTCGGCCAGGCGCACGGTGGGCCACTCGCGGCCCTTGGCCTTGTGCGCCGTGGAGACGACCACCTGGGCGTCGGGCTCGGCGGACAGCTGGTCGACGACGCGGATGATTTCGATGGGTCCGCGTGACTCGATCAGCTTGACGAAGACCTTCAGATCGGATCCGCCGGCGTCGTGCTCGACGTACTCCAGGACTTCTGACCAGGTGTTGAAAGCCATCAGTTCCGGGTGTGAGGTGCCCCGGCCTGCGCGTAGGTCCCGGCACGCTTCGGCGAGCATGCGGATCTCTTTGCCGCCGCCGACCATGGCCGCGGTCTTCCCTGCGTCGAGGGCGGTGATGACGTGAGCGATGGCGCCCGCGTTGGTGCGGCACAGGATCGCGTCGGCGTGTTCCAGACCCTCGAGGGTTGAGGCCCGGTCAGGGTTGCCGGTCAACCGGAGCGGAGCGTCGAGAAGGTCCAGCCAGGTGTTCGCCTCGTCGGCGATGGCCTGCCCGAACCTCCACGACCGGGTGAGCGCGAACCGCTGCGCTCCGGTGGCGAGGAAGTCGTCCATGGCGTCGACGGCGCCGCGCCACCCGTAGATGGCTTGGCTGCGGTCGCCCACGAGGATCCGCTGGACTTCCTGCCGCATCACCACGTCGGCGATAACCGGGTTGGCGTCCTGGGCTTCGTCGAGGAACACGGTGCCGTACGGGAGGACGGGGTGTCCGAGGGCCCACATCTTCAGGTAGACGTCGTGGGTGAAGCGCAGCGCGCCGTCGGGGTCGGTGAGGTCCTGCCAGGCGTGGCGGGCGAGCGGCACGACTTCCATGCGCAGCGCGGTGGCCGACTCGGGGGTGAGCCCGGGAAGGTCGGGGACGTGCGTGGTGTAGATGTCGACGTCGGAGCTGTGGCAGAACCGGGCCACGGTGTCCATGACGACGCGGGCGACCTTCACGTTGGTCAACGCGTTGGCGCCGAGGTCGACCACCGCGGGGATGCGGAGCTTCCGGGCGACCTCGCGGGAGGGCAGGCGGGGGCTGTTGAGCCGGTGGGAGAACCGGCGGCCGACCGACTGGAACGCCAAGCTGTGCGCGGTGGAGCAGTGCGTCCCGGAGGGGAACGAGCCGCGGGCGTCGTCCGCGATGGCCTTGTTGTAGGCCACGTAGAGGCATCGTCCGCGGGTGACCTGCGCGGCCATCTTCAGGGTGGTGGTCTTGCCGGTTCCGGCGCCGGCTTCGATGACGAGTCCGGCGCCGGTGCGGGCGGCGTCCAGGATGACGGTCTGCTGGCCGGTGGGGGTCTGGGCGAACACCGGGGCCGCGGGGGCGGCCGGTGCCACGTGGTGGATGGGGGGGACGGGGACGGGCCCGGCGTGCGCGGGCCCGTCGAGGTCGACGGCGGGGGCGGGCTGAGTGAACATCACACGTCCTCGGCCGGGTCGGTGCCAGTGGGCGGCAGCGGCTGGTCTAGCGGGATCCCGGCGTCGGCGTGCGCGTGGTGGTCGCCGAGGAGGCGGCCGATGACGTAGGTGAAGCTCGCGGTCTCGTACCTGTCGAACCACGCCTCCAGCCACGCCTCGACGTCGTCGCCGCGGCGCGGGATGAACGGCGCGGGCTCGGCCGCCAGGACGCGCTCGACGTCGGGCGCGAGGGCGTTGGGCTCCAGGGAGAAGAACGTGACCGCGAAGTCCGCCGCGGTGATGCCGTCCTCCACGGCCACACGCGCGCCGAGCTCCCCGAAGGCCTGGGCGCGGGTCCCGTTGGTCAGGGTGATGACGCCGCTCTTCTGGCGGTAGTCGGCACCCCTGTCGGCGCGGGGAACGATGTAGCAAAGCATCCAGTGGTACTCGACCTCTGCGACGACCACGGCGGGCTCGGACTGCTGCTCGGGCGTGCAGTCCATGCAGGCGAGCAGGTGCCGGGCGCCGTTGTGGCCGAGGCGGGCGACGGGCAGGCGGGTCGGGCCGAACGCGGCGCCGCACGCGTCGCACGCCCACGGGTCAGGCTCGGCGGACGGCGCAGGCTGGTCGGGGGGAATCCCGGCGTCGGCGAGCAGAGAGTCGAGGGCGTGCTGGTGGTGGTACATGAGGCCGACCGCGTCGGCGAGGCCCTGCACGTAGCCGTGCGCCTGGTCCCAGTTGGTGCCGTACTTCACGGTCGCGGCGCGGTGGTGGACCAGCTGCTCGACGCGGACCCTCTCGGCCGCCACGGCAGCGTTGACGGCCGTCTGGATGTTCGTCTCGAACACGGCATCGGGCTCGGCGGGGAACCACTGCGACCAGTCCACGGGCGCGGACACTCGCTCGATGTGGAGCCGCTCGATCTCGTCGAGCAGCTCGTACACCGTCCGCCGCCCGATGGTCGGCCCGGCGTACATCCGACGGATGGCGTCGAGCGACTCCTGAGTCATCAGCCCGCCCTTCGGCCGGTCCGCCGTCTCGGGGCCGCAATCGGGAGCAGGACAGTTGTCCTTGCTGCCCTTGTGCGTGGTGGGTGCGCCCATGGGGTCGTTACCCATGTGCCCGTCCTGCGGCTCGTCGGGGGTGAGGAGGTCACTGGTGTCGCTGTGGTCCATGTGCAGCTCGGGCTCCTGGAAGGAGACCGGCGGCGGGGGGATGTGGAACCCGGGCTTATGCTCACCCTGGCGGACCGTCACGGGCCCGTCAGCGGGCTTGGGGGTGGCTAGGGCAGCCCACGGGTGCACCTGGTAGCCGGTCTCGTCCCGCTCACCGAACGGCGGGTGCGCGACCAGATGATCCGGCCCGCCGGGGACAAAGCCCCACGTGAAGAGGGTGGTCGCCTCGTACTCGCGTCCGGCGAGGACCTCAGCGGTGGTGCGGGCGGCCTGCCACGTGGCGTGCACGCCGTGCGCCGCGGACGCCACACCTCCCTGCACGTGGTGCACGCGGATGAGGGCGTGCGCGGCCGGGTGCGTGATGCAGGCGACGAGCTGCACGCCTCCCAGCGTGGTCACGGGGCGCATGGGTGTGTCGGTGCACCCGCAGGCCACGCACGCGGTGCCGTCGAGCTGGGCGGCGGTCAGCGTGAAGTCGCCGAGCTCGGCGTCGACGTCGACCGGCGGCGGGGGGATGCGGTAGCCCTGTTCGGGCTCGCCGCGACGAACCGTGACCGGTCCGTCCGCGGGCGGGGGAATGGGGATCAATGCGGGGGCCTATCTCTGAGGTAGGAGTGCGGCGTGTTGCCGCATCTCGTGCGCTCACGCTACAATATGCAACAACATGCCGCAAGACGCCTCATGGTCCAAACCCGGGTGATCTTCAAGCGTTGACGGTGTCCGTCAAACCCCGCGTGAACTGCGACGTGACCCCACGTCACTCACCGGAGTCCGGCGCCGGCCGGGGCGCGTACCGGCAGTGGTGGCACTGGTCGACGAGCAGATCGGTCAACTCGCACCGCTCCCCTGCGGCCGCGCCCTTCGGCAGGTGGGGGGCGTGTTCGAGCGCGGCGGGCCGGGGCCGGGCGGTCCGGTTCGGGCAGGCCTGGTCGCAGTTCCCGCCGGGCCCGGCGGTGCACATGATGCAGCCGCCGGCCAGGTTAGACATCGACGGTGAACCCCTTCAGGTCGAGCTCCCTACGTATGGTGGCCAGCTCGGCGTTGGCCGCCATGTTCGCCTCCTGGAGCACGGCGAGCCGTGCCTCCAGGGCGTTGGCGCGGGCACGCTCGTTGAGGACGTCGTTGACGTCGACGAAGGCGCCCGTCAACGGGGCCGACGCGGCGGGCTGCACTTTGGCCAGTTCCACCAGCGCCTTGTTCCACTTCTCGACGGTCAGGCGGAGCGCACGGCGCGTGTCGACGTACTTGTTGTCGAGCACGTCGAGATCCCCCCGCGCCTCGGCAAGCTCGGATGTCAGCTTCTTGGAACGCGCACGCTCCCGACCCAGCGCGCCGAGGAGCTCCACGCGGCTCCGCCACCAGTCGCGGATCATGACTGGGCCTCGGCGAGCACGACAGCGGCCAGGTGGTCGATGAGGACCTCGTCGTTGGCCAGGTTCGGCGTCTCCTTCAATGCCTGGGCGAGGATCTCGGCGGCGCGCTCGTGGCGCTTGTTGCTGGTCGTGATCTCCTGGTCGGCGATCAGGTCTGCGGTTCCCCGGTCGGTCATGGCGGCTCGGTAGCCGTCTTCGACGCCCTGCTCGTAGAGCTTGGTGAGGATCTGCCGCCACACGAACACCCGGTTGAACGGGGCGGAATCAGCGTTGTCGGCCAGATTGCGCATGGCGATGGAAAGGTCAGGAGTCATGGGCGGGCATCTTCTCTCGGAGGTAGTCGGCGAGGTGTTGCTCGGCGATTCGGAACGAGCTGCCGAACCGGGAGGCGCGCAGCTCGCCGGAGTGGCACATGCGGTAGACGGTCATGGGAACGACGCGCATCATGTCCGCGACCTCGGCGACCGTCATCCATCGCATCTGCAGCAGAGGGTCGGTCGGCGGGTCATCGACGCGGTGCCCGCAGTCGAACTCGCGGTAATCCGGTTTCGTCGGGTCGGCGCTGCGTTCGGCGCGAAGTAGCACGCCGTCGAAGCATGTCGGGCATAGCCGCCGGCACCATTTCCTGTGCTTTCGCCCGCGTGCCCTGCATATGGGGCAGGGCTTACTAGTCATGGCCGACCTCATGCTTGGCGCCGGGTGCGCCGAGGAGCGAGGCGACGAACCGTGAGACGCCGTGGCAGACGTTCCACGTGGATACGGTGACCTTGGCGCCGTCGCGGTCGGTGATGGTGATGGTCGATGAGCGTCGCGGTTCGGCTGGTACGGGGAGGCCCCCGCCGGCGGATCCGGCGAGGGCCTCGGTGGTGCTGATCGTCATGCGGGAACGCCCTTGGCCTTCGTCCACCAGGAGTTGTCCTTCTCGTCGACGTGGTCGCCCTGGTGGAGCAGTTTCCGCGCGCACTCGCTGGTGCCCGGTCCGCCGGTCCGGTCGCCGCATGTCGTGGTGATGCCACGCTTGCGGAACAGCTCGACGATCACGGCGTCGTCGCGGAACTCCTGGAGGCTCTCGTCCTCGCTGTCCCAATCCTCGTGACGCAGCCGGTCGATGAGCGTGCCGAGGACAGCGCGCTTCAAGTCCTCCCCGGCGCTGGGGTGCTCGACGAGGACCCGGGCGACGCCGTTGAAGACCTCGTGTCCGCCAGACCAGCCCATCAGTGGCCACCCGCCGGCACGCCCCGGAGAACCTTGACGCCCAGCTCGGTCTCCACCTGGCCAACCACCGCGAGCACGGCGTCCCGCATGATGGCGGCCGGCTCCTCGAGGAGATACAGCACCTTGAGCTGTCCGCTCTGGATGCGGTACCGGAACCGCGCGTTGATCCCGTAGTAGACCGGGTCCTCGCCGTCGGCGACGGGCAGCTCCAGGGCCTTGACCGCGATTTTGAACCGGGTCGGCACCTCAAGGTTGCCCTTGGATCCGGCGGACGCGTCGGTGGTCTCCTCGAACACCAGCTTGCGTTCGCCGTTGGAAAGGGCCAGCGCGCTGGTGAAGTTCACCTTGCTCTTGGCCTGGAATGTGGTCGCGATCTCCAGCATGTCCGCGGCGACCGGCTCCCGGATGTCGGACAGCCGGTCTTCGATGAACTCGGCGAACTGCTGCTGGGACTGCTCCTTGCGGTCGTTGCCGATCCACGCGTTCCAGGCTTCGGTGGCCTTCAGGGCGAGCACCAGGCGGTGCTGCCCCCAGCGGGGACCCTCCAGCTGGTGGGCGTCCAGGACGGCGGTGATGCGCCGCTGGTCGATGTTGACGTACACCTCGGAGGAGCCGTCGCCGTGCTTGCGGTAGTAGTCGGCGAACGAGGCGACGTCCTCGACTACGACGGTGCCGGTCTTGCGAAGGGGGGCGGGGAGCCGGTTGGTGTACTCGTCGCGGTCGAGGTCGAGCAGCTCGTACCCGTCGGCGGTGGGGAAGGCGTACATCTGTCCCGGCAGCACCTCGATGGCGCCGGCCTTCGCGCGGGCGGCTTCCTGGGCGACCTCGATGATCGAGTCGTTCTCGGTGCGGAAGTTCTCGTTCATCGGGGGTTGACCTCTCGGACGTTGTCGCGGTTGCCGGGGTTGAGCTCGCGCAGGTCGACGATCGGGGCTTGGCGGGGGTCGTCGCGGACCAGGTTGCCGCCGTCGGCGAAGAACACCGACGCGGCCGGGATGGACGGGAGGCTCGTGGTGACCTTCCCGGACACGTTGAGCGCGTCCGAGTTGCCCTTCACCGGTTCGATGTCGATGACCAGGGTCAGCTTGCCTTTCCGCCCGGTTTCGATGACGGCCTCGACGACCTCTTTCAGGCCGATGGACGCCTCTTCGAGGACGGCGCCTCGCTGGATGGCCTGGAGGGTGGCGGCGAACGGCCGGACTTGGCCGTCGCTGTCGGTATCGGTCACGAAATTCCTTTCAGGGGGTGAACTGGATGCGGGGGTCAGGAGGCGAGGCGGATGGGCATGACCAGGTGCCGGTAGTCGTCGCTGTCGATCTCGGCGACTACGGCAGGCTTCGTCGATTCGCGCAGGCCGATGCGCGCCCGCTCGCCGACCACCCCGCCAAGTGCCGCGAGCAGGTAGTTCGGCTGGAACGCGATCTGAATGTCATCCCCGTCGAGCTCGACGGCGACCGGTTCCGAACCTCGCCCGGTGTCCCCGCCGCCGGCCTGCACCAGGACCTCGCCGGAGGAGAAGGACATGCGGACCGGGGTGTTGCGTTCGGCCACCAGGGAGATGCGTTTCACCGTCTCCGTCAGCTGGGCGACGTCGAAGGTGGCCCACGTCGGATAGTCCAACTCCAGGCGTTCGCGGTACTCGATGAACTGCTCGTCGAGCAGCCGCACGGTGGTGGTGCGGCCGTCGCAGGTGAACGCGGCCAGGTGCTTGGACAGGCGGATCAGCAGCGGGCCGACGCCGAGACCGTGGGCGATGTCCAGCAGGGTCTTGCCGGGGATCATCACCCTGGCAGGGGCCATCGCCTGAAGCAGCGCGGCGCCGTTGGTGTCGACCTCGACGGTCAGGTCGCGCAGGGCCATCCGGTACCGGTCGGTGGCCACCATGGTCGCCACGTCACCGTCGATGTCGACGCACACGCAGGTCAGCATCGGCAGCGTGTTGTCGCCGCCAACGGCCACAGCAACCTGGTCGACCGCGGTGCGGAACACGCCCGGGTGCACGGTGGCGATCGTCTCCGGCGGCGTCGGCAACGTCGGGAAGTCATCGACGGGCATGGTGGCCAGCCCGAACTCCGCCGCACCGCAGGAGATGACCATCTCGGTGCCGGACAGGCCCATCTCGACCGGCGTCCCGTAGGTCTTCCCCGCGTGTTTGGCTGGCAACGCCTTGACGATCTCGGTGAGCACCCGGCCCGGAAGCAGGACCTTGCCCGGTTCGGCCACGTCAACCTCGATCGTGGCGCGCGCGGACACGTCGTAGTCGAACGTCGCGAGCGAGAGGCTGCCGTCGGCGCCGGCTTCGAAGCGGATGCCGCCCAGGACCGGGCTCGACGGGCGCTGCGGGAGGGCCCGCGCAGCCCACGTGACCGCCTCCACCAGCTTCAGACGGTCAATGCTGATCTTCATGCGTCTTCTTTCTTGTGCGCGTTCAGCCATTCCTGGACAAGCGGACCGGGCAGGAAACGGCCGTTACGCGGGTAGCCGAAGCCGGCCTGCTTAGCCCAGGCGCGCACCTCGACGGGCGGATAGTCGACACCGGGGCTGTAGCGCCGTGCCGGGGTGGCGTCTGGTTCGCGGCCGGGTTCCCAGCTGTCGGCCTTACGGTGCTTCTCGGTCGGCGCCGGGGCCGTGTCGGCGGGCTTGGCGGGCCTGGTCTTCTTGCCCGGTTTGGCGCCGAGTTGCCGGGCACGGTCCTGAGCCGCGGCCAGTTCGCGTCCGAGCCGGGCTACCTCGTCGAGCACCTCCTGGCGGGCGCGTTCCTTCGCTGCCTCCGCGGCCGCGCGTTGTTCAACCGCGGCCAGGCGTTCGTGAAGCACCCCGACGGCGGTTCGCGCGGCACGGAGCGCCGATTGGACGCGACGGTCATCGACGCTTTCGGCGCGGATGAACAGGTCATCGAAACTGCCCTCGGGGATGACGGGCAGATCCTCGGCGGCGGGCTCCGGCTCCGGGACCGGATCTGGTTCCGGTTCCGGTTCCGGTTCCGGTTCCGGTTCGGCGGGCACGGCTTGCGCTGCGGGTTGCGGCCCGCTTCCGAGGTGGACGCCGTCAGGGAGCCGTACGCGGTACCCCGGCTGTCGCGGGTCGTAGACGCGGCCCTTGTCGTCGATGAGCCAGCCCTTCTGTGCGTTGATCAGGGAGCGGATCGAGGAGGCGGGCCAGTTGATCGTGTCGGCGGTTTCGCTGATGGTGCGGCCGGCCGCGAGGACGGCGAGGGCCTTGGACACGTCGGGGTGAAGGGGTTTGGTGGTCATCAGGCGGCGACTTCCTGTTGTGCTTCCTGCGCCTGTTGGGCGTTGTGCTTGGCGATGTACCGCTCAACCGAGCGGACCGTGACGCCGAGGCGCACGGCGATCTGCTTCTTGGTCAGGTGCTGGGCACGCAGCTCGACGTAGTCCTGCATCCGCCACAGATGGGACAGATGGGTGCCGATCAGCGGGTACTGGTCGATGGTTTCTGCGTGGATGTGGAAGCCGTAGCAGGGGTGGCACAGGCCTCGTGCTTCGTGCTCGCGGAGGTGGCCGCAGCCCAGGCAGATGACGGTGGGCTGCTCGTAATGCTTCCTGGTCATCCGCTGGTCACCTCGACGGCCCAGATGCGGATCACTGCGCCGGGCATGGCCAGGGCGTCCGGGTAGACGTCGCCGGCGTAAACCTTCCGCGGGTCGTGGTAGCCGACCACGCGGGCGTCGTCAGCCCAGATGCCCGCCTCGGTGAGCGCGTCCTCCGTGGACCTGAGCAGCTTCGACAGGTCGGGGTAGGTGGTGTGATGGGTGCGCTTCACCGTGCGGCCGCGGGGCAGCGAGAAGACGGCTTGGAGGATGAGGGGCCCGTCGAGGGCCTCCCATTCGGCGAGGCCGAGGCGGGCGCACGCGGGGCCGGTGGCCACGGCGGCGGCTTCCCGTACGGCCTGCCGCCACGGGCCGACCTTCTTGGACGATTCCATGGTCACGACCCGGCCTGAATGCTTGTGCAAGGTGGCGTGCTTGGATCCCTGCGGGCCGGGTACCCCGACGGCCACGATCGTGATGATCGGCTCGTTCACGCGGCACTCAGCTTCCCGACGATCAGCCTGACCAAGAAGAACAAGCCCCAGCAGGCCGCAGTCAGGTAGCAAATGAAGAACACGAGGGCGAGCCCCTCACGGCCGCACCGACCCGCCACACGGCACCCGAGGCCTGCGACGGCGGCGATGATCGCGCAGGCGAGGAAACCGAGACCGGTCATTGGAGGGTCACCTCCCCGGCGACGATGAGGGCGGCGTTGTAGATGGCCACCTGGCAGCACAGGCCGCAGGCGATGAGCAGGACCCAGCGGCGGCCGCGGCTGGCCGCCACCCCGAGGAGGGCGGCGACCAGCGCGAGCACGAGAGACAGGAGGAGGGCCAAGGTCACGAACCGCTCCCGTTGATGGCGCGGGCGACGGCGAGGGCGGCCGCCACATCGACACGATGCCGAGGTGCCCGTGTCACGTTCATGTCGGCCTGCTTGGCGGCCTCCTCCAGGAGGAAAGCGAGCGGCTCGGCCAGGCCCGGATGAGCGAACGCCATCCACTGCCAGTCGGCGTCAGACACCGACTGCTCATCCGCCCATTCCTCGGAGATGCGGATCACGTCCGCTGCGTAACCGTGCTGGTCGGTCTCGCCGTCGCTAAGAATCCAGCGCGGATAGAGCTCGCAGTCTCCGACGTGCCACGGGCCTCGCGAAGCAGGCGTGGCCATCGTGCGAACTTTGGCCGCTGCGATGCGCAGCTTCTCGGCGGGGGTCACGACTGTTCCCTGCGGATCCGGTCGAGCTCGGCCACGGTCGGGTACGGCTCCCGACCGGTCTTCGCCGGGCGCGGCGCCCGGTGCTGCGGGCCGTCCTCCGACTCGTCCACCTCGCCGAGGCGGCGCAGCGCGCTGTCCTGCCGGGACCGCGCGGCCACCTGATCCACGAAGTCCTCGGGGCTCAGCTGCGGCATGACGGCCGTCGCAGTGGGGTCCTGGCCGCCCTCGGCCGGGGGCTCGCCCGGAACCGGCTGGTCGGGCGGGATGACCTCGCAGGGCTGCTCGTCGAACCGGTGCCACATGCCGGGGGTGCCAGGCAGGCCGCAGGTGCACGGCGGCAGCTCGGGCACCACGGGCTGAACCCCGCTGGGGGAGGGGCCGTCGTTGCGGTACTGCAAGGGGAGGCACGGGTGTCCGTCGGAGCGGTGCAACAGCCACGGCGCGTCCGGCTGCCCGCACGTGCAGGTGCGCGGCGGCGCGTCCAGGCGGGCGCCCGTGGAGTACTGCGCCACGTCGGCGGCGAGCCGCTGCGCCTCCGCCTGCGCGAGCTCCGCGGGCAACGCCAGGTTGGCGGCGGCGTAGTCGTGCATGCTGCGCCAGCCTTCGGTCTCCTGCTCGGAGACGGAGAGCTGGCTGCGCAGCTCGGCGAGGATGGCCTCGGGGCAGCGGGGGACGGCGTGGTCGATGAGCCCCTGCCAGCCGCGGGTCTTGTCCTGCGAGGTGCGCAGCATGATGCGCAGGTAACTGGTGTGGGTGTCGGTGATCATCGGTGAGTCTCCTGCGCGTCGAGGGCGTCGGCAGTGGCGGTCAGCGCGGCGAGGACCTCCGCGGTGGTGGGCGGGGTGAGCGCGTCATGGCCGTCGTGCCAGTAGTAGAGGGAGTCGAGGACCAGCTCGGGGTCCACGTCGACTTGGGCGGGCTTGATGAGGTCGAGGTGGCGGCACATGGCCTCGGCCGCGGCGACGGCGGCGAGCTCGGCCGGGTCGTCGCCCACAGTGGCCTGGTAGATGAACAGCACCAGGTCCAGGCCGGCGGTGATGGCGATGGCCGCGAGCAGGCACACGCGGCACCTCGCGGGCGGCAGCCCGGTTTCTCGGACCTGGGCGGCGTCGTAGTAGTCGCCGATGTGGCGGCCTTGGGTGGTGAGGATGTCGCCGGCGCCGCGCAGGATCGCCTGCCGGGTGAGCGCGGGCGCGGTCACAGGTACACCTCAGGGGAGACCGGGGTGACCTGGAAGTCGGCGGGGATGCCGGGGCGCCCGGCTCGGCCGCTGCCGTCGAGGTACTCGTAGATGACCTTCACGGTCTCCGGCACGGTGTTCTCGTGCTCGACGGACACGATGCGCACCGGATCGCCGTCGACCCACTCCGGCGTGCGGACGATCGCGCCGGGGGTCACGCCGCCGATGGGCAGCTGCTCCGGCTCGTCGGTGGACCACGCCTCGGGGTTCGTCTCGGGGTCGACGACAGCGGGCGGGACCTCCTCGCGCCAGATCGGCGTCAGCGGGCCCCGGCCGAGCAGGTCCTCGAGGTGGAAGGAGTTGGTCCCGTCGATGAAACGGATGTGGGTGTTGTCGTAGCGGTCCCGCTGCTCGACCACGAACACCCGGCGGCCGTCACAGGTCTCCCACACCTCGCCGGGCTTGGGCATGCCCTCGGCAGGGACACACCGGGTGATGGCGACGGAGGCGCCGAGGGGGATGCGCAAGTAGCGCTCGTCGACGAAGACGCCGAGGTGGTCCACGGCGGGCGGTTGTGCGTGCGAGGTGGACAGCCGGGCAGCCGTGATCGTGATGTCCACGACCTCGCCGGGCTTGTACTCCAGGGCGTTCATCGAGTGAGCTCCGGCTGCGCGGCGCGGCGGTCCAGGCGCAGCAGCCAGAACAGCTCGTCGAGGCCGGCGGCGACCACCAGGAGCGCGCGGGCCCGGAACGGGACGGCGATCACGCGGTCGCCCCCGTCTCGCCAGACGGCACCGGCACCGCCAGGCGCAGCCCGCGGGTAGTGACCTCGCCCTCCTCGCACACCAGGTGCGGGTGGGCGTACACGTCGACGAAGACCGGGCCGAAGTGCAGCAGCATCCCGGCGTACTCGTCGCCGACGTACCCCTCGGCGATGGCGCCGGCCGCGACACCCCGCGCGGCGATATCCGCCATGCAGGCCTTCGGGTCTTTGGCGTCGCTGACGGGAATGAGCACGTGCCCGGGCCCGGAGTCTATGAGCGACGTCTGCGCGGCGATGCCCGGGTTGCCGGCCAGCCACGCGGCGATGTCGTTGTAGGCGCGGGCCCGGCCGGTCACCAACGTCACGGCGAGCAGGGCGCGGTCGGGCGCCTGATCGGGGGGTTGGGTCTGGGTTACCGTAGACACGGCTTCACCAGCTCCTTTCACACGGAATGGGATTGCGGGTTGGTGGGTCGTGGGGCTCCCGGCCGTAGCCGCGGTTCGGGGCCCCGTTTACGTTCAGGCCGCCGTCGAGCCGGCGTCCGACTCCTGGCCGGCGGCCTTCACGCGGCGCGCTTCGGCGGCGGCGAGCGACACCTTGGTCATGTGGGCGCGCAGCATGGACTCGGCGTTCTTGACGATGTCCTGCTCGCGGACCTTGCCCTCGGCGCGGATCTTGGCGATCCAGTGCTCGATGCGGGTGGGGCCGGCACGTCGTGCCGCCTCGGTCCGCTCGGTCCTGTTCGGGGTCCGCGCCCACGAAATGTCGGCCGCCATACGACGGACGGTGGACAGCCTGGAGGTGGCCATTCAGCGCACCTCGGACGCCGGTGGGACGGCGAGGGACCTCTTGTAGTCCTCGACCGACGTTTCGACGATGAGCACCTCGGCGTTGCGCGCGTTCCCCCGCTTCACTGACTTCAGCTTCCTGTTGCGGATGAGGCGTGTGATGGTCCAACGGGAACGATCCAGACGCTCACAGGCCTCAGTGATGGTCAAATAACCCTTTTCGGTTGCGACTTTCATGGAGCCTCGCGTGATCAGTGTGATGCATGTCGCTGCATGTTGTTCTGTGACGCTACAAGATGCCACAACGTACCGCAAGACGCCCCATGGAACCTATGAATTCGGGCATGATTTGCAAGCACAAATCGTTGTGCTACCGCTCAACGTGCTACAACAAGCACCATGGCGAGGGATGGAACGCGCTCCCCGGCGATTGCCTTCTGGGAGCGCGTCGAGAGGGCGAAGTTGAACCTCGGGTGGAACGACACCGAGCTGGCCAGACGGGCAGGTATAGATCGTTCGGTCTACCTGCGATTGCCGAAGCTCAAGAAGTCGCCGTCACCTTCGACGGTGCAGAAGCTCGCCGACGCGGTCGGCATCGATCGCACGGAGGCGTTCACTCTGGCCGGTCTGCTTCACGCCGAGACGCCCACCGAGCCGCACGCCATACTGGACGTCGAGGGCGACCTGGAGACCGAAGCGCTCCTGGCGCGGCTGCCGCAGAAGCGCCGTGAGTTCTTGGAGCGGGTGCGCGAGTCCGAACAGAGGCACCTGGCAAAGCTGCAGCAGCTGGCGAACGAGCGTTTCGCTGATCGCGTCCGTCTCGAGGCCGATGAGGCCGAAAAGCGCGAGATGTGACAAAAATCACGCAACACATTGTGGGATTGTGAAGGAAAAACTCTCCGGCGTGCGTCAACGGTCACGTCATGCCACGCGTGGAACACACGTGCCGCTGTAACAACAGGAAAGTTTCCTGTGAACAGCATGGCTTACGGAGGAGATCTCGTGCGTCTACTCATCCCGGTCGGGGCGATCACCCTATGGATCGCGACATTCATCTACTCCTTGATCGTCCTGGTTTGGCCTGTTGAGGGTTTGGCCCCTCTCCAGCGCATCGTCACAACCGCTGCCGCCGTTCTCACCCTCATGTGGTGGATGGACCGTTGCGGCCTCGAGTACCGCGTCGGCTACCGGCACGGACGCAAGAACAAGAACCGCGGCGACAGAGACTGGTAAACGCTCACCCGGCCTTCCCCTTCCCCGGCTTCCCAGAGCGTGGATGTGAGCGCCGGGCCCCGCTCGCAAGTGCTGATGCGAGCGAGGCCCCCCACACTCAGCGCCTATTCCCCGGAGACAACTGCGCGTGCATCTCCCGCGCCCGTTCTCCCGCCAGCTCCTCGGTGTACATCCCCAGCATCGCCTGAGTTCGCCACCCCATGATCCGCATGACCGCGTCCGGGTGAACCCCCGCCTTGAGGAGTTCGTGTGCGGCCGTACCGCGGAACCGGTGCGGATGCACGTCCTTCACCCCGGCCTGCGTCCCTCGCCGGGCCAGCATGGTCCGCACGCCCGAATGCGTGAAGTGGCCGGTACCCCGGCCGCGTGAGCCGAGCCACAGCCACGGCGACTCATTGGCCTTCGGGTGGCCGGCTCGGACACGGAGATACCGGTCCACCGCCGCGGCGGTCTTCGCGACGATCGGGACCAGGAGCTCGTTGCCACCCTTGAGCGTGATCTTCAAGGTGTGGCTGCCGAGGTCGACTCCGTCGAACAGCACGTTGGCCAGACCGCTCACCCGGACGCCGTTGTCCATGAACACCCGCAGGATCGCGTTGTCGCGGCGATCGTCGAAGCTGTTGCTCGAGCAAACTTTCAGCAGCGCCTGCTGCTCCTCCTCGGTGATGTACGCCCTGACCTTGTCTGCCACCCGGGGGGCATCGCTGGGCACGACCGGGCTGGCGGTGGTGCGCTCCCCTTCGGTGTCGATCAGCCAGTTGAACCACACGCGCAGGTTACGGAAATGGTGTGCGGCGCTGCTGGCGCTGGTGCGTTCCCTCTCGTAGATCAGGAACTTGCGGACGTGCTCGGCCTGGACGCCCTCGGCGTCGCAGGGGTAGTCGCGTTCCTGGAGGAAGCGGATGAACCTCGCCGCGGTGTCGGTGTAGTTGCCGATGGTCTTCGGGCTCTTGGTCGCCCCTTGCAGGGAGAGCCGCCAGGAGTTGAGGAGAGCCGCCAAGGGGGCTCCCTGGGGGGTGATCGGCTTGCGCCGGGGGCGTGCGGGCGCCGGCGCAGGGGCAGGACGGCGACTGCGCGCGGCGGTGATGGGGATGATTTCGGCCAT